AATAATAAAAAATAGAAATAAAAATTACTTAAGATATCATAACGAAATAAAAAATAATTTATGGAAAATAAACCCAATTAAAAATTCATATATATCTAATTTTTCATATCCGATTATATCTAAAAATATTAAAAAACTAACTGAGGAGTTAAGTAATAATAATATCGAATGTAGACCATTAATTTGTGGTTCAATTAATGAGCATCCTTTTTGGTATGAAAGGTATGGTAGGAAAGAATTACCTAATTCTAAACTAGTACATGATTTTGGAATATATATACCAAATAATCATCAAATGACAGATGAAGAAATAACAAAAGTAATTGAAATTGTTAATAAAAATATATAAGATATACAATATTTTGGACTAAATAGTATGGATGAAAAGATTAATCAAAAATAATTTAATTACAAAAATGGAGTTTATTTAGAGATAAGTGTGTAAATTATTGAATTAAAAATAAGATTTAATATATGGTTAGTATAAAATATGATGGTAGATTGGGTAATAATTTAATACAATATCTTGCAGCATTTTTTTTTGCAAAAAAACATAATTTAAAATTAAATTCCTCATCAGAAATGTGGGGAAATTTTTTTAAAGAAAATAATATAAATTCAGGTAGAATAGGAAGTGACTTTTTAGAAATAAATGATTCAAACTTTATTGATTTTTTAGAAAAAAAAGAAGTCGAGGATAAACATTACTATTTTAATGGGTTTTTCCAAAAAAAAGAATTTCTTCAAAATAATGAAAACAAAATAAAAGGTTTACTGAATATAGGACATACCCAAATCAATAAAGATTTAGTTTTCTTACATTATAGAATTGGAGACATTCAAAATGATAGGAGAATGTTACCGGTGGAGTACTACGAGGAGGCATTAAGTAATATGAATTTTAATGGGGGGTATATTTCTTCTGATTCAATTAATCATAAATTTTGTATTCACTTAATTAAAAAATATAACTTAATACCTATTAATATGAATCCGTCACAAGTGATTGATTTTGGTAAAAATTTTAATAACATTGTATTATCGGAAGGTACCTTCTCTTGGTGGATTGGATTTCTAAGTCAAGCAGAAACAATTATTTGTAATAAACGAGATTTTTTTTGGCACGGAGATATCTTTTTAGATAGATGGAAAAAATTATCGTGGGATTATACAATTGAAACAATATTTGAAAACTATAAATTAAAAGAATATAAACCAAAAAAAAATTAAATACTTTTATGCATTACGAAGAAAAAGATATAATAACTCAAGATGGTTTTTTAGAGTTTTGTAAAAAAAACGAAATATGTTTTTTGAAAACGGACTACTTTCGTTTAAATAAACAAGTTCAAATGTGGAGAGGGTCTCCTCATCCGATTAAAATTAATGACATTGTAGTTATGGGTCATTCAGATTATCCTGTAACGGATGAAATCTCAAAAGAGTTTAAACTTGTTTTTTGTATTAATAGGAATACCAATTACATAAACACATTTGGATTACCTTTAGGTATTACTAGTAATTGTGATGACACTCCGATACATCCAATTTATGGTAATAAATCAATTATGATTGATGTTATTAATGAAAAAATAGAAAAAGATAACTTACTTTATTTGAATTTTAGTATTCATACTTACCCATCAGTAAGAAACTTTGTTTATAATAAATTCAATAAACAAAGTTGGGTAAAAACTGGTACTCCCGAACACACCCTTGATGGTCGTAAAAAATATTTGAGAGACATAAAATCATCTAAATTTGTTTTATGTCCAAGAGGAAACGGTATTGATACTCATAGAATATGGGAATCTTTGTATATGGGTAGTATACCAATTGTAATTTATGAAAATACTCATCAGTTATTTACTGACTTACCAATTTTATTTATTAATGATTGGGATGAAATAACATATGACTTATTAAACAATAAATATGAAGAAATAAATAGTCAAACTTGGAATTATGATAAATTAAAAATTGACTATTGGGAAAAATTTATAATAGAAAAAATATCACAAAATATATGAAAATTGCATTAATTACAGGAATAAACGGACAAGATGGTTCATATCTTTCGGAATTCTTATTAGAAAAAGGTTACGAAGTACACGGAACATTAAAAAGAAATTCAGTATCTGAAAATCAAACGGCAAGATTAGATAGTGTGTATGATAAAGTTATATTACATTATGCAGATTTAACTGACCTATCTTCATTAATTAGTGTAATACAAAAAACAAACCCAAGCGAAATTTATAATTTAGCCGCGCAATCTCACGTAAGAATTTCATTTGACCAACCAATATACACGGCAAACGTAACCGGATTAGGTGCGTTAAATTTATTGGAAGCTGTTAAATTAATAAAACCTAGTATTAAAATATATCAAGCGTCATCATCAGAAATGTTTGGTAATTCTATTGATTATGACGGATTCCAAAGAGAAACTACCTCGATGAATCCTGTGTCGCCATATGGATGTGCAAAAGTTTTCAGTTATAATATTTGTAAAAATTATAGAAACTCTTATAATATGTTTGTATCAAATGGTATTTTGTTTAATCACGAATCACCAAGAAGAGGTACAAACTTCGTAACAAATAAAGTTTGTAAAGAGGCGGTTAAAATAAAATTAGGTTTAAGTGATACATTAAAATTAGGTAATCTTGATGCAACAAGAGATTGGGGTCACGCCAAAGACTATGTCGAGGCTATGTGGATGATTCTACAACAAGAAAATCCTGATGATTTTGTTTGTTCTACAGGTATTTCCCATTCAGTTCGTGAATTATGTGACTACGTTTTTTCATATTTGGGTCTTGATTGGAAAAAATATGTAAAACAAGATGAAAAATTTTTAAGACCTGAGGAGTTACACAATTTAAAAGGTGATTGCTCAAAGTTAAAAAATATAACAGGATGGAAACCAAAATACACATTTGAATCTATGTTAGATGAAATGATTGAATATTGGATTAAATTATACTCAAAATAAAAAATGGAAAAAAGAGCAAGAAAAAAACCAACAAATCAAACACCAAAAGTTACGGAAGAAAAGACACAACTTTCTAAAAAAGAACAAATACTTCAAGTAATAAAAAAACCAAGTAAACAAAAATTTTTATCTGAAAATCAGAGAAAGTATTATGAAATATTAAGAGACAATCAAATTACTATTTGTGTTGGACCTGCGGGTGTCGGAAAAAGTTATATTGCGATGAAGGCTGCTCTTGATTTATTGGCGGACCCCTCAAATACCTACGAGAAAATTATTATTGTTAGGCCGGCCGTAGAAGCAGAAGAAAAACTTGGTTCATTACCTGGTAATGTTGAAGAAAAATTAGACCCATATATTTTCCCGTCGTATTATCTAATGAATAAAATTATTGGTAAGGAGGCAAGAGAAACCTTAAAAGATATGGAAGTTATTGAAGTATTCGCACTTGCTTATATGAGAGGTATGAATATTGATAATTCAATTTTAATTTTTGAGGAGGCTCAAAACTCAACACCTAATCAAATGAAATTATTATTAACAAGAATTGGTTTTAATAGTAAGTTTTTAATTTCAGGTGATTTAGAACAATTTGATAGACACAAGGATAAAACACAAACAGGTTTATGGGATGCGATGCGTAGACATAGTAAAACTGATGATATTGGTGTTTTTGAGTTTGGTCAAGACGATATTGTTAGAAATCCGCTTATAACTAAACTATTAAAGAATTACGAAAATAATGAGGATAGGAATTGAAATTAATGGTGTTTTAAGGGATACATTAAAAAAAATTCAACAAGAATATGAAAAATGGTATATAGAAAATCCATTTAAAGAAGAAACTGAATTTGAATATAAAGTTATTTCTGAATTGACTACTTTGGATATTATGAATCATTTATCATTCAAAGATAAAGATGAGTTATATGATTTTTTATATAAAGAACATACGATGGAAATATTCGGACATTCCGGTTCCGTTGAGATGGCGTCGATGAATGATTTAAATGACTTCTATTTAGATGCGAGAGATTCTCACGACATTCTGATAGTATCAGATGAAATAGGTAAATCTAAGCCGGCGTCTTTATTTTTTCTTTCAAAGTTTGGATGCCTAATTGAAAATGTAAAATTTTATAGTGAAATTACAATAAATTCGATGTGGGACTCAATAGACATTTTACTTACTGCGAATCCTAACTTATTATTGAATATACCTCAGGATAAATTGGTTATAAAATATGAAACATCATATAATTCAGATGTTAATTGTCAATATTCAATAAAAAACTTGAAGGAATTAAAAAATAAAATACAAGAAATTTATGCTTAATGTATTAGGAGAAAACTATTTTATTGATTTTGATGAAATAGAAAAATATATTGATATGTCCGACACTCTTGAAATTGAACCAGAAACTGAGGTGTCTGGAACATCAGAAATGAAAGTTAATATCATAAAATATGAAATGATTAAAATGATGTTAGAAACCATTTTGTCAGAAGATTTAGAAGTAGATGATAAACTAGGATTGAAGAGTTCTTCTAACGCAATTAGTGTTCCTTTTAAGCTTGCCTTTAATAGTTTACTTAATAAAAATTTAATTAATCATTATTAATATATGGAAAATACGACAGAAAAAGTTAAACAATCAATACAGAGTCTTTTAGATAGAAAATCTCGTATTTATTTTTTAGTACAAGATACTAAAGATAATGCAAAGGCATCTGTAAGATTTATTTATGAAATCGCATATGCTTTAAAGCAGAATAATTTTAACCCGATAATTCTTCACGAAAAAAATGACTACTCAGGAGTTTCAAAATGGTTAGATGAAAAATATATGTCCGAATTACCTCACACAGTAATTGAAGGTCAGAATTTACAAATTGCTCCCGAAGACTTTATTGTAGTTCCTGAAATATTTGGATTTGTAATGGACCAAATTAAAAATTTACCTTGTGGTAAAATTGTATTATCTCAATCATACGCTTATATTTTGGAGACACTTCAACCAGGTCAAAACTGGGCTCAGTTTGGGTTTTTAAAATGTATTACAACATCCGATATTCAAAAACAATATTTGGAAAAAGTGATGAGACAAACAACGTTTGACATCATTAAACCAACAATAGGTGAGAGTTTTGAACCAAGAAAATTACCACCGATGCCGATAGTTGCGGTTCATTCAAGAGAACAAAGCGATACAATTAATTTGATTAAAACTTTTTATCTAAAATTCCCACAATATAGATGGTTTACATTTAAAGATATGAGAGGCCTTAGTGAAAAAGAATTTGCAGAAACATTAAAAGAATGTTTTTTAAGTGTTTGGATTGATAACGAAAGCGCTTTTGGAACATTTCCATTAGAATCTATGGCTTGTGGTGTTCCTGTTATGGCTAAAGTACCAGATATTCAACCTGAATGGATGAATGAGAATAACGGTATGTGGGTTACAGACAAAACATTAATGGCTGATTTTGTTGCCGATTTTATTCAAAATTGGTTGGAAGATAACATTAAACCTGAATTACAGTCAGAAGGATTAAAAACCGCTGAACAATATAAAAATAAACAAGAATTCGAATCTACTGTTGTTACTTTATTTGATGGGTACTTAAAATTAAGAGCGGATTCTTTTGAACAACAAATATCTAAAACTGAACAATAATATGGAAAATAATTTATCAATATCTATCATTTTACCTATCAAAACATCATTAGAAAAGGATTTTTCTGAGTATTTTGATAAAGCAATTAAATCAATTCAAAATCAATCAGCACAACCACTTGAATTAGTTGTTGTTCATACATCAGAAAAAACTTTAATTGAACATTTAAACAAATATGATTTTGGAACATTAACGGTTAACAAATTGTTGTGGGATAAAGAACCTAACTATTGTGAACAAGTAAATTATGGAATTAAAAATTCTAAAGGAAATTGGTTTTCTTTATTTGAATTTGACGATGAATACTCGGCAATTTGGTTTAAAAATGTTAAAAAATATATGGATGCTTATCCTGAAGTACAAGGGTTTTTACCTGTAGTTGTGGATACCGATAATAAAAATGTTTTTGCTGGATTTACTAATGAAGCAACATTTGCAGCGAATTTCACTATGGAAATGGGATATCTTACAAACGAAACATTACATAATTATCAGAACTTTCAAACTGCGGGAGCGGTATTTAAAAAACAAATTGTTGAAGATTTTGGTGGATTTAAACCGTCTATGAAATTAACATTTATTTATGAGTTTTTACTTAGATTAACATATAATTCCGTATCAATTATGTCTATCCCTAAAATTGGATACAAACATATTAATATGAGAGAAGAATCTTTATTTTGGGATTACAAATTTGGTAACACAAAAATGACTGATGATGAAGTTAAATTTTGGGTACAAACTGCAAAAAAAGAGTACTTCTTCGCTGACGATAGAGTCATAAAATATGAACCTCAAACCGCATAATGATAGAATCTTTATCAGGTGTTTCTGAAGAAGTTTCGTCGAAAAAAAGAGGAAGAAAGGCAATAAAGGAAAACTATTTTGATGTTAGAGAAGAAAATGCGGTTAGAGAATTTTTAATTGCTACAACATCAGAAGAAAAAAATAAGATTTATAACCAATTTCTTAGGCATCCTTTAGATAAGATGATTTCTTCAATAATAAGACGTTACAAATTATATAGGAAAGATATGGATTTTACAGAAATTCATACTGATACCCATTCATTTTTAATGACTAAAGTGGACAAGTTTAAGCCTTCAAAGAACAAAAAGGCTTATTCTTATTTTGGGACTATATGTAAAAATTACTTGATGGGTCAAATTATTAAAGACCAAAAAGAAACAAATAGAAAAGTTTCCTACGAGGATATATCATCCGCTTTGGAAGAACGTGCAGATTTGTCCTATACAATTGATGATGAAGTTTTAGAAATGGATTTTGTTATTGCAACATACTTAAAAGAATTAAAAGATTATATTGATACTGACGAATTAAGTGAAAATGAAAAAAAATTAGGGATGGCATTAGTTGAACTTTTTGATAATTACCAAACAATATTTTTTGGTTCACAAAATAATAAGTTTAACAAAAATGTAATTTTACTTTCACTCAGAGAAATGACAAATTTAAATACTAAAGAAATTAGAACATCAATTAAAAGATTTAAAAAATTATATTTAATTGTTCATTCTAAATTGAAAAATTAAAATATAATATTTATCTATATGTCAAGACCACAAAGAAAAGAAATAAATTTTACTAAAGAATCAATACTTGCATTAATGCAAGAAATCTATAATGAACTTGTAGAACAAAGAAATACCGCAATAAGAATTCAAAATAAAATGTTGACCATGATGAAAGAAGCTGAAGATATGATAACTATTGGTCCAGTTATTGAAAAACAACAAAAAATAGTTAATGATTGCGTCGAGAAAAAAATAAATCTTTCTAAACTTCAATCCACAATTTGGGAAAAATCCAATAATAACACAGATAATTTTTCTTTGGCAGATTTGGATGATGACCTAATTCAAAATTTAATTGAGAAGGACGTATCTAATGATGAACAGAATTACAAAATGAAATAATTATGGGAGTTGATTTAAATTCAGATGTTAGTGATGTAAAATCTAAAATTTCCTCACTACAAACATATAATGAACTCTCTCAAGCTGAAAAACAATTAAAAAAAAGTAAAGGAGATTTATTATCCGAATCTATTGGTAGTGTATCCTCTCAATTAAATAAAATACAAGAGCAACAAAAAAGATTTCAAAGGAACGTTCCAAATTCTTTAGAAAATCTTGTTGATTTTATCGGAGGAACTAGAGGAAATAGTTCATCAACTTTTAAATACATAAGAAAAAAAGTTTTTGAAGCATTAACTAAATTAGAACCTAAAGCACAAGAAATTTTAATTGGTGAAACTTTAAAGGCTTTAGGATGTTCTCAAGAACAAACATATAATGGTGTCACACCAAGTCCATTAAACCCTTTTCAAAGTATTCAGACATTACCTGTGAGTCAAGGAATTTATATCCCTTTAAATTCTATAGATTTTTTTGGTAATCTTAAAATAGACCCCACAACACAAGCAGGTAAATTTTTTTACGAAAAAGAAACTCCAGCAAAAGACACCATCTTTAAACCTTATGGTGGACCTAAAAATTTTCCTTTTAACAAAATGTTAAATTTAAGAATGGATTCTACTAACGTTGGTAGAACTTATGGTACAGAATTTAGCGCATTTTATAATGGTGTATCAGAACAAAATTTATTAGATATTTCTTATGAAACTTCGAATGATTTGGGAGTTAGTGGAGATTTTTTTAGAGTGCACCTAATTGACAGGAATGGTTCCCAAAGTAATACGATGTCTTTAAGTGGTAATACTATAAAACAATTTTTGAAAGATTATTACAGTACTATAAAATTAATAGACCCTGTTAATGTTATAGGTGTTTTGATGAATTATGCATCAAACTGTGTTGATATTAATTTAAGTTTAAAGAAAAAACAATTAACTGATAATACAAAAATAGAAAAAATAATATCAAGAATTTTAGGTTTATGTAATGATTCAAGAAGAGAAATTGATGTTTCAGGAGTCGCAAAAATTCCAGAATTAGATGGTGTTGATGAAAGTTTTTTTGAGTTTAATGAGGCGGATTTAAGATATATAGATACTAAATTAAATAATGTACAAAAAGGAATTATAACATTACAAAGTTGTGGTGAAATAGAATTACCTGTTAATGTCGACACAATAATGAATGAGTTGGCGGATTTTAGAAATTCAGTTTCAGGAAATACTCCTCAACAAACCGTTTCTGCGATGGAAAAAATTGTTGATACTTTTTTGGATAATCCATCTTGGAAACCAATCATACCTGTAGGTGTTAATGCAGATATTGAAGTAAATAAAAATATAATAAGAGATTTACCAAAAGCGGTTGCATCTGGAATTTTAACACCAAAGATTTTACTTCCAATATTTACTTTACTTCAGGTTGTTGAGAAAAATGCAAAAAATAAAGTTAATAATTTAATTCAATCTGCTAATACACAAATACAATCCGGAAATACTTTTTTACAGTCAGGTACTACGATAGGTCAAGAAGTTGATAATTTAATAGATGATGGAATAGATTTTTTAAAAAAATTTAAAACCTTTTGTATTGAATCAATTTCTAAACTTAATGCTGAGTTTCTAAAAATTTTATTTGATATTTTAAAAAAAGATATTTTAAATTTATTAGATACAATTATTCAAGATTTACAAAAATCTCAAGCACTAAAAAAATATACAATTTATATAAGATTAATTGAATTAGGTCTAATTGTTCAACAATTAATTTCTGATTATAGGAAATGTAAGTCATTAATTGACGACATCTTAAATTTATTCAAATTAATAAATAATACATTTTCAAACAATAAAATTTCAAAGGCGTTATTACCTTTTACCGCTTTATTACCAGGTACTTCACCTGAAAGGGCTACGATGAATATGATTGAGGTGTTACAAAGTATTGGTATGCCAACAGGACCTCTTCCAGACGGGTCGCCAAATTTGATGAATCAATTGATAATGTCAATTTCCAAAGGTTTAGACAAAGAAGAGGCGGAAAATGGTACTATAGATGCTATGGTTTTAGTTCCCCCATTAACCGGTGGATTGTTACAAGTTTTTGGTAAAAAAAGATAATATGACAAAATTAGAATTGGAAAATATCGTATCCCAACAAGGTAATTTAAAAAATTTACCAAATACTGTGTTAATTGATTTTATGGATAAATTAACGTTAGAGTTTGAGTTAACCAAGGAAAAAATTATTGGGTTGACTTTACATTTGGATAAAATTGAAGAGCTTTATAACTTAACACTAAAAGAATATCAAAATAGAGGTAATGAGTCACAAAATTCATAAAAATTTTTTCTATCAGGCGGAGGTTATTGACAATAAAGACCCACTTATGTTAGGTAGGGTAAGGGCCAGAGTTCAAGTTGATAATTTTAATGATATCGTAAATAGTTTTACTAATCCTCCATTTGATGAAGCTAAAGATAAATGGACAAGTAGAGACCCATATCTTTTTACCACTTTTTTACCATATTTTGTATATCAAATACCTAAAGAAAAAGAGTTAATTTTTGTTTTTTACTATAATAATGATTATAAATTCCAAAACCAATTTTATATTCAGGCTTCTTTTTCATCTCCAACAACTTCACCTGAAGAATTTTATGTGGGTGCTCAATCTGAAACAGGTCTTGGTGGTCAGTATAAAAAAGCGGTGGTTTTAAAAAATCAAGATGGTACATATGCAAGTCCTAAAAATGAAGGGGTTTTCCCTGAACCAGGTGATAATGCAATTTTGGGTAGAGGTAGTGCTGATTTAATAGTTAAAGAAGATGAAGTTTTATTAAGGGCGGGTAAAACAATTGGAACTATACAACCGAATGAAATTCCCGCGGCAAACAACACAAGGTCGTTTTTACAATTATCTAAATTTCAAAGGATTAAAATTTTTGACAAAGATGTTACTTATGTTGAAAATTTTGAGAGAGTGATAATGGTAAATTATTTAATTGAATGGGTGATAAATAACCCTGAAAATTTACAACAAAAATTTACGGGAACTGTTTATTTATACAGGTTAAAACCAAACATTAGATGTAATTCTAAAGAACTTAAAGTTGATTCAAAAATTGACGATTTAAAATTTTTAGTTTCATCTTCTGACTTTCAATCTTTATCTTCAGTTGATACTGCCAAATTTATAAATGACTTTATAAATGTATGTAATAAAAAAGGGAATATTAACGGTAAAAAAGTTTTCTTTAATGAACCTTATCCAATATTTTACAGACCAAATAATCAAACTTACGAGAAGATGACTTCGGTTCCAAATTCAATTTCGGGTCTTGAAGTTCCATCAAATATTAATAGTATATACACAAAAATAAAATTAAACAATACGACTTTAACACCTGGATACGGGTTAATTTGGAAAGAAGATACGGTTGGAAAACCTTATACAACGGTATCTAAACAAGTTCCCTTAGACCAATATAACGATACACCCATAACATTTGGTGCCTTTGGCGCTGACAAAATATGTTTATTATCTCACGGAGAGTCAATACCGGGAAAAGGAAAAATTAATTTTGATGGTACTTTATATGGAATTTCAAATGATGTATATACAGATGAAATTTTACCTAAAACCTCAAGTATGGTAAGAGGCGAAGAACTTTTAGATTTATTAAATGTTATTGTTAGATTTTTAACGACTCATACTCACGCATATCCTGGATTACCTCCAGTATCTGTCACACAGGATGGTTCAAACACCGCAGATTTACTTTCTCAAATGCAAAATGCGATAAATACGATTTTAAATAAGAATATTCGTTTGAATTGATATTTATATAATAAAACATATAAATGTCAATATTCAGGTCTTACATAAATAAAAATAATACCATAATTTCTAATTCCTACACTAACACGGGAAGAAACCCTGTTATGGAATTAAATTTTGGTGGTCAGGACATACCATCGGGTCCATTAAGAATACCATTTAGTGGTTCTCAGGTTTATTCCGGTGGATTTACAAGATTTATCTTCAATTTAGATTTAAATGGTTTAATCAATAATATCAAAAATAATTTGATAACAACCGCCTGTACTGATAATATGACTCACTATCTACAGATGACAAATACTTCTTCATTTCAAGAGGAGTTATTAAACACAAAAATGACTACAGGTAGAAGAAGAGCAACTTCATTTGATTTAATATTATTTAGAATTCCAAAAACACAAGAAAATATAGGAAATCCGCAGTATTGGGATGAAGGTGTGGGATATGATTTTAATGAGTTTAATTTAGCAACAGTAAACAATCAAGGGGGTTCTTCTCCATTAACATATGTTGATGATAGGTCTTACTCTGATAGACCTTCTAATTGGTTTAAAACAACAACTATAACTAACTGGTCTCAACAAGGAATTTATGATAATAAAGATAATGGTATTGTTAATTTTAGCGGATTAACAATAATAGACAGGCAACATTTTGAATTTGGAAATGAAGATATTAATTTTAATATGACGGATGAAATCAATAGTATTATTGATGGTACATTAACTGGTGTGACAGGTTGGGGTGTTGCGTATCTTCCTGATGTTGAAAATATTACAGGATTAACCGAGACTTATAGTGTAGCGTTCTTTACAAGACATACACAAACTTTTTACCAACCTTATTTATTAACTACTTATGATGATTTAATACAAGACGATAGAAATAATTTTGTAAAAAATCAGACAAATAAACTATATCTGTATGTTTATCAAAATGGTAATTTAGTTAATTTAGATTCAGCGCCAATTGCAACAATATTAGATAGAAATGATGAACCTGTTGTTTTAAATCTTACAGGATGTCCAAGAACGACGGGTGTGTATGAAGTTTTTGTTCCTGCGGTATTCAATACTTATAACACTCCTTGTGAGTTTTATGATATATGGAGTAATCTAATATTGAATGGAGAATACCTTCCAAATGTAACAAATCAATTTATATTAAAAAATGTTGGAGCAAAAGTTCAAATGGGTTCATTATCAAATACTCCTGAAGTATTTGGATTTGATTTTTATGGTATAAAACAAGATGAAAAAATATTAAACACGGACATTAGAAAAGTTGGTGTTATAATTAAAAAAGCGTACTCAACTCAAACATTATTATCTGATGTTGACGCATTTTATAGAATATATGTAAGAGAAGGAACTACAGAAGTTCAAGTTCAAGATTGGACTAAAATTAATAGAACACCTAACGAGTATTATTTTATTTTTGATACAACAGATAAAATACCTAATCAATATTATGTTGATATGAAGGTAAATATTAGTGGGCAAAAAGATACTTACAAAAAACAATTAACATTTCAGATAGTAAACAAGAAATAAAAGATATTTATTATAAATTAAAATATTATGGCAACATATAGCGCAAATACATTCTATCAATATTCTAATCAAATATTAGGTAGTTTTTCGGGGGGTACTTGGGATTCTTCTTTGGGGAATGCTCCACATCCACAAAATATAACATATGCCCATTCATCTACAGGAGATACTGTGATTGATTACTCTTCTATAACAATTGGTGGTTTTAACGGTTTAAATAACTAATATGAAAGTAAGATTAACTGAGTCGGAACTTATTAGTTTAATACGACAAACTATTAAAGAACAAAGATGTTCTAAGGGTGGATATGGATGTCATGGAACGTCATCAACAATGACTGGCGATGGAATAAAAAAAATAGGTTCTCGTTTAGGTACTGATGATTCAGGAAGTGGAGATGGTACATACGAAGACACAATTAGTGGTGGTTCAAATTTTGCGGAAATTAGTAATTTCTTATCTTACGATGATAATGATAAAGATTTAATTATGACATCATATAAAAATGATAGAGCTTCGTTACCTGATGAAGTTCAACCACCAAGTAAAAAAAATAAAATGGATTATTATACTGCGGCTTGGAGAGATGCTGATAGATTTAATAGAAAAAATTCTAATACAGAATATACAAAATATTTTGACACATCAGGTAATTTTAAAAATCCTGAAGATATGTCAAAGTTTATAGGCGCAGATATATATTTTCCTTTTTATAAACACCATTTCCCTAATAAACAAAAAATAACACCTCTTGATGTTATTAATCTATTTAAAAATAATCTTGGTGGATTAGATAAATTCGTAAACACTGCTAGTACAGGATATAAAATTCAATAATTATGAAAACAATTAAATTAACAGAAACAGACATAAATCGTCTCGTTAAAAAAGTTCTTAAGGAACAAGAATCACCAAATTATATGTTTTTCAGTAATTTGGAACAAATGAAAAGACAATGTGAATTATTATTGGAATTAGACCCCCGTACGGTGGACGAGATTTTAATGAATGGGCACGATTGGGCTGATGACCATATCTCATCTGCAAAAGAGAATGTCGACCAAGTATTTGACTTTATGATGAATGAAACAAAACGTGAAGAGAATATACCTCACGATGAAATGGATATGATGTCAGAAGGACGTAAAAAATCAGGAACTAAATTATGTGCTCGTGGTAAATCCGCAGCAAAATCTAAATTTAAGGTTTACCCCTCGGCATATGCGAACGGTTACGCGGTTCAAGTATGTAAAGGTAAAATGCCTGGTTCAGATGGTAAAAAAAGATGTTCTCCACCTTATTGTTAAGAAATAAAAAACCCCTCCAAAAGAGGGGTTAAATTTTTTACTGAATATCCATCACTTCCAAATCAAATATGAGTTTTTTACCTGCCAAAGGATGATTAGCATCAATCTTAATCATATCCTCCATAACTTCAACTACTGTTACGTTTACAGGTCCCATAGCGCTTTGAGCATTTAGAATATCACCTGTTTTAACTCCTTCAGGGAATTGACCTTTTGGAACATCGAATATCATTTCTTCTTTATAATCACCATAAGCATCTACCGCCTCAATTTCGATTGTTTTCTTTTCTCCAATCTCCATTTCAAGAAGTCCATTTTCAAATCCTGGAATTACTTGTTTTTCACCAATAGTCGCTTTAATAGGTTCTCTTCCTTCAATTAAGGAAGTATCAAAAATTTGTCCATCTTCAAATTTTCCTGTGTAATTTACACTTACTGTGTTTCCGTTTTGTACTTTTTTCATTATTATTTTTTTTTAAAAATAGGTGACTATGTTTATTTAATCAATAAAAAACACTAATTTTGTGGTATGAATACTGAAAAAAAATCCGGACTATTACATAGATTATATCTATATCTCAAAAACAAATTTGACCCCACTCCTGAACCTAAAGAAGAAGAAATTTACGCAATTCAAATATGCCAAAAGTTAATTATGAATCCTAATTCAAAATTAACAAATGCCCCCATATCTTTTAAAAGATTTATAAAAAACGACGATAACAATATGTTTATTGTTATTAATAGCAGGACAATTAGTCTAATAAATCACGTATATAGTTATAATGTTTTTATTGAATCATTTGAATATTATTCAAACATTTGTGAATTATTTGATAATGAGATGGAAAAAAGAAGACAAGAACTTGAAGATGAAATAAAAAATAATATCCAACATTCTTTAAAAGAAATACTTAAAAAAGTTAGTTAAAATTTTCTCTTAATATTTTTCTAATTAAATCTCTTGTAGATTCATTTTTTGGCTTGTAATGAGTCATTTTTGGTTTGTTTCCCGTACCTGATTTTGAATGTGATTTTTCAGCCTTTCTTTTTTGTTGACACGCACTTCTTTTTTGAGAATCCGTCATTTTGGATGCAACTCCCGCCGCTCTACATTTAGGGTACCCCTTATCTGATGCGTCCGGTCTACCACAAGGAGGATGTCCACCGCCTTCTTTTTTACGACAAATATTAACCCAAGGACCTTTTGGTTGACTACTACCTTTTGGTTTCTTTTTTGTTCCAAACCAAACACCCAAATCTTCTTTAACCAAATCAGATTCTTTGCCAGGCGTCCCTGATGTAGTATCTCCCATAGGAATAAAACCATTTAATGGATTTCCATCATCATCATTTTGTCCAAATGCTTCTGACGCCTTTCTTGAAAGCTTTTTTGTAAGTCTTTCTATTTTGTCCGCCTTTTCTTTTGAAATATCTAAAGAACCATCATAACTATCGTAAGCTAAAGTTGGATTTAAATAGTCAGACACCCTTATGTTAAAAGGTTCTAATGGTTCTTTACCCCAATCAAGTGGTGCAAAGTTTATCGGTGTTTTAAAACTTCCCGAACTTCCCGAACCCGTTGATTCTTTTAATTGTTTTTTATTCATATATTTACGTATATTATAAATATCTTAAATTTTAATTATGACAGGAACAACAGAACCAATTGGATATCTTTTTGAAAGTATTGCGATATATGAACCATCAGCGGTTCCAAAATTTATTGATAAAATGACTCCCGAACAAGCATTTTATGTGTTAACACAAGCAATTCAAATGGCTTATACTAAAAGTTTATACTCGATGCAAGAATCAGAAATACTCTCAAAAGCGTTAAGAATATTAACCCAACCCGAAAATGAAGAAACCCCCACTGAGTAATGTGTTGGGGATATAAATTTATACTAAAATATTATTAGATTTTCTAATATTTTCGTCCGCCCACATCGGTTGAAGATTATCCAAACTCCAACACCTCATAAATTCATTATCTCCGATTTCTTGGAAGTTAAATGATGTGATAGGTAATCTATGGTCAACGTGCCATTCCCCGTAATTTTCCCACGTCATATCTTCTGTAAACTGATTTTCCAAGTGTATTGCAAGTTCCTCAGGACTATACTGTAAAATTTCAAAATAATGTCCGTATTTATTCATATTATTTTCTTTTAATACGGTATATATCGCAGTCCTAAAATTAGCAACTAGTTTATAGAGGGGGTCGTTCGCTTTCCGGTTTCTTTCATAGTTACGTTTAACCTCTCGGATTTTATCGATGTTATTTTCTCGGTATTCATCCATATATTTTTTTCTGTGGTCTTTATTTTGTTCGTACCACTCATAATAATTTTTCTTTTTTCTCTCTTTTGTTTCCGGTTTTGATTCGTATTTCTTCATAGCAACCGTTCTACCACCAATAAAACGTCTACCTGATGGACCTAATTTAACACCATTTTCTCTTAAAGCATTTAATACGATTGTTTTGTGTATTTTTAGTTTTTCACTTATTGCCGGAGAACCTAATAATTCATCATTATACAATCTTAAAATTTCGTCAACTTGTTCTTTTGTTAATATTATCTTTCTCATAATAATAAATATAATAAATTTGTCCAAAAAATCAACTATTATTATTTTTAATAAAAAAAAGGAGACAATTTCTTGTCTCCTTAAGTGTATTTTTAAAAGATTGATTATCTCAATTCTTTCAAATCAAATGTTCTAACACCATCTACAGTAATTCTTCCGTAAAACCTGTTATTTACCATTTTTTTCGCGTATCTCGTCATAATACCCTTAATTGGAGTAAAATTGAACGGATTGTACATAGTTGGAGTTAATTGTAGAGGTACGTACGGTGCGTAGATGTAACCTGTATCTAACAATGACGTTCCTTTGTGTCCCATCAACACTTGGTTAGCTGGGAAGTAAGGGTCACGATAAACTTGGTAACGACCAGCCAAAGTACCTACTCTTTCAATACCCATGTTGTATTGGTCTTGCTCAGGAGCTGCGTTTGATACGTGGAAATATTCCAAATCATCAAAAATTGCACTGATTTCAGAAGAAACAACAATCCAGTTAGCACCACCTCTTAAGGTAGACTTATGAATTTGTGCAGAAATTTGGTTGATTGCGGTAATCAAAGTTTGGTTCCAATCTTTTTGAGTGTATGGAACTGCTTGACTTCCTAATCTCTTCCAACCGTTGTAATCCCAACGTAAGTTCCAAGCTGCACCTTTACGTAAATCACGAAGGATTTCACGGTCGATTTCAGCCGCAACTTGTTCAGACAATAAAGCCGTTAATTCAGCTTCAGCGTCAATGTTGTGGAATGCTGCAACGTCTTGAGCCATTTCAGGTGACCATTGAGCTCTTAATTTTCTTTCAGTAACAGAAACTGTAACAGATTGAAGGTCAAAAGAAACTTCACCAATTTTATCTTCAAACTCCATTGTTTTGTAAACTCTGTAAGTTGCACTAAATTGACTGTTTACTGCTGCAGTACCATCAACTGTAATGGTTCTACCAGAATATCCATCAAGTGAATTTGAATTTACAGTACAAGGTGTTTGTAAATCAACTTCAATATAGATTTTACCATCAGCATCACAAAGGTTATCGTATGTACCACCATTACCTGTTGAAGGGAATGAAGTAGTCGCATTAATATTACCATATTGAACAATACCTCTACCGTATTTCTGAGTTACTAATCTGAATAATAAATTACCCGTACCTGTTCCTGAGAAAGCACCTGTACTAACAGATTTAACTGTCAAATCAGACAAGAAAGCTTCATTATCCATTACTTGACCATCAGGACCAATTAATTTACCCGCTCCGTTATTTGTGAAACCTGATAAAACAACAATTGCTTTTCTATAACCTTCAGCAGGTTGTGCTGCGATTGTATATGCACCTGGTAACATTTGTCCATTTGTCCATAAAACAGTAGTCGCACTAGCACTAACGGCAGAAAATTGTCCTTTTGAGTAATCAAATAAACCTGGAGGGTCTAATGCTGGTTCATTACCTTCATAGAATCTGTCATACAAACTCTTGTCAGTGTTAAAATCAAAACCTGCATTTACACCTTGAGTTGCGCCTGGTGCTCCATAAGGTGAATAATGTGTACCACCTACAATACCGTCTCCACTTTCGTAAGACTGAATGTTAGGTACAAAGTAGAACAATTTACCAATTGGTAAGTTCATAGCTTGTACAGAAACGATATCATTCGCCAACAACTTAGAGAATACTCTACGTACGATTGGGAAAACAACTGTTTCAAATGCACCTGTATCAGATGTTGATGATGCTTCGTTTATCAAGAATGATGCTTGGTTTTCATATAACTGTGCAACATTTTCTTTTAGGTGGCCTTTAAGACCTTCAAGGAACCCTAATTTGTCCCATTTGCTAATAGTATCTTCTTTGATAACTTTAAGGTGCTTAAGACCGATGTTACCAACGAGACCTGATTCTAATAATGCTCCCATTTTTATTGGTTTTTTGTTTTTAGTTTATTATTATTGTTTACAACATCTTACCCATCAAATCTTTGATTCTCAAAAATTGAGGATTTTCGTAAGTTTTTGATTCAATAAGTGTTGTTGAAGAACCTGTAGAAACATTTTTATTTAATTTAGTTTCAACTGATTCGTTCATTGGTTTACTTTCAACCTTTCCTAATTCGTCTTTGATTGACTTATAAAGATTTTTAGATTCTTTTAAAGTCTCAACATCGTCGAATCTTCTGAGGATGTTTATTTTTTCTTTCTTAGTAGTTGAGTGTTCTGTGAACAATCTTGTAGCGTAAGCTAAATTTGAGTTGAAAATTGCAACTTCATTTAACTTTTCTCTGAACGTATTCAGAGCTTTTCTGTATTCTTCATTTTTTTCTCTCAACATACCAACTTCTTGTGATAGAGTTTCCTCTTTAAGGTTTCTATTAGGTGTGATTCCTTTTCTAAGTCCACCGCCTTTTCTTGGGCCCATACCCATCGTTCTAGCAGCTTCTTTAGTTTCGGTTTTCTTAACCATTTGGTTTTTACCGCCCATGTTTTCACCTTTTTTGTACTCAAATTTTGGTTTACCTGTTCCAACAGATTTTGGTCCTTCTTTCTTGTCTTCTTTAAAACCGCCAGAAGTTTTCTTGTATTGGAATTTAGGTTTACCGATTCCGAGTCCTTTAGGTTTCATACCTTTTTTTGCTTTCTTGTGACTGTATGCTTCATCCATTTGCCAAGATTCATCTTCTTCTTCATCATCTTCATGATGACGAGATTCCGTGAATTCTTCGTCCATTTCTTCGTCCATTTCTTCGTCCATAGAGATTTCATAGATTGTTTCTTCCATTTCAGATTCATCCATTTCTTCTTCCATTTCTTCTTCCATTTCTTCGTCCATTTCTTCGTCCATTTGGATTTCATACATAACATCTTCTTCCATTTCTTCGTTACCAAAAATTTGTGCGATGATGTCGTCAGTTTCTGTGTCGTCCATTTCTGTTTCGTACATTTCGTTTTCGTATTCTTCCTCAACTGATTCTCCTAATCTGATAAGATATTCAGAATCTGTGTTATTATCTTTAAGGGTTACATCAGAACCATCTTTTTTGATAATAATTCCGTCTTCTTCACCCATAGCTTTAAAAACTTTAAGGATTTCTTCATCAGACGCACCGGTTAAATCAATTGGAGTTTCATCAGAATCCATATTTACGTCCATATCTACGTCATCCATATCGGTGTCAGTATCTACGTCCATATCAACTTCATCGTCGTTATCAGTATCAACATCTACATCTACGTCAGTATCTGTGTCTGTATCAACATCTGCGCCAACAACGTCCTCTTCTTCGTCATCTTGCTCAGAAAGGGATTCTTTTACTAATTGATTGATTTCTTCCTTCATTGTAGAAGCAAGTATTCCTTTTGCATTTTCGGCTATAGCTTCTTCAACATTTTTCATTTGAATAAGTGCCTCTTCAACTAAGTTTTTGTTTTCTTGCATAGAAAATTTATTTATTTTAACTAATAAATAGTATCAAAAATGAAAAAAGTTTAATTTTTTCAGTTGTGAGTGATTATTTTTTTATGGGAAAGGACTTCCGTAGTAATAAATAGTGTATAAAAACAAAAAAGGTGAGTTAATACTCACCTTTTAAATAAACCTAATAAATTTAGTCTTCAATAACTTCATCAATTTTACTTTCTGAAACTGAAGTTATTCTCCAATCGTTTGAGAAACCTTCGTATCTTTTTGTTACTTTAGCTTCAACATCGGTTACTGAGAACCCTTTTACCAATTTTTCTTCTCTAATTTTTTTAATTTTACCTGTTTGGTCATCAGGTAAATCGTACTGAATTTTTGCTACAAAATACTTTTCATCCATTTCCATAATTATTTATTTTCCTAAATAATCGGATAATTTTCTCATTAAATCAATAGAGTGGTCAACATCTCCGCCAGATTTTAATTTTTTTTCTTCTTCCAAATTCTCCTCATACTTTTCTCTATCATTTTTATCAGAGAATAAATAAGCACCTGGTGTAGATGGAGATGAAACTAAATCAAAACAAATCAATTCAAAATCATCTTGAACTTCATTTCTTTCACCAACTTTTTTAAGTGAACCAACACCCCTTGATGATATACCAAGAGTAACACCTTGTCTCATAAGATTGGCCGCAATATCTCCTTTAGTTGATACTATACCTCTTTCGTGAAATCCTGGTGATGTTAATAGTTTTAATTTACCCATTAAGATATTCTTATCCCACCAAATATCGGTAATCAAATGAGACACTCTATCCAAATCAATTAAAGACGATTCTGGATGATTTAATTCTGAAGTTGATAAACCTTTTTGAATAGTTGTTTTATACTTATCTGCCTCTCTTTTTAAGATTGGTTCAGGATAAAATCTACCATTTCTATTTGGTGTGTTGTATTTTTGTAGAACGGCATAAAATTCAAATGGATTTCTATAATCCATAAGTTTTTGTTCTTGTAAAAATTTTTCGTTAAAACTATCTCTTGGTGATATGTATCCCGCATCCATTTCAACAAGAATACCAAATCCTAACTCGTTTGCTTCTAAAAGTCTTAATTCTTTCATTTATTTCTTTTAAGATAAATATTGCAAATAATGAGTTATTTTTTTGTGAGGGTAAAATCAAAGTATTTGTTGGAGGTAATGTTATAATCTTGGATATTATTTACAATCTTTTTTATTGAATTTTTTAAATCGTTTGATTTAAAATCTAATTCTTTTTCTGTAAAAAGGTTAATTTCTAAATTTAAAAAAGATTTTTTTCCAAAGAAAATTCCACTTGTTCTTAAATCTAAATCAACGATTGATTTTGGTGTGAATAGTGATGAATCAATTGAATCAAATACCGTATGTTTAAGTTCTCTACTAAAATTACAAACTATTCTGTTCCAATTTTCTAATTCTTCTTTTGGGGATACCCAAGATTGAATGTTTATATATACAGATTTTAGATTTTTAGAATCCACGGTTCCATAGACCGATTTAAATGAATTAGATAAATTCAATTTTACACTTTTCCCTTTTTTCATTAAGTTCCATAATTAATTTGTTTATTTTTTATAAAAATAGAAGTAATTATGTGTAATATCAAATTTTTTAATATATATTAGGTAATATGTTAATAGTACAACTAAAAAATGGAGAAAATATTGAGAAGGCGCTGAAAACCTTGAAATCTAAAGTGATTAAAACTAAACAAAATCAATCACTTACTAAAAGAAAGGAATATGTGAAAAAATCTGTGTCCCGAAGAGCCGAAATACTAAAGGCGAAATATAATGAACAAAGAAAAAAATCTTAAAGAGACTCCACCAATTTTTTAAGTTTAAAATAACTTAATTGGTCAAATTTTTCATTTTGTATTTTAAGTATTGTTTCTGAAATTTTTGACTTTGTTTCTTGGTCTGATTCTTTTTCAATTAATGAATTTAATTTAATTGCTGCGTCATCCTTTAATGAATTGAACTTAATCTTTAAAGATTTTGTATCTTCACTTATAATAGTTTCCAATTCTTTTTTAGATGTTTCGTCTAAAGTTTGAATAAAATTTTTAATAGTTTGATTTGCAATTTTAACCATCGAACTAATAGGAATATTTACAGATTCTTTAATTTTTGTTTTTTCCAGAGTTAAAACTTTAACTAATTCTTTTTTACTCTCTACTCTTTCTTTAATTGATGTTGAATTATATACTAAATTATCAATAACCTTGTAGTTATTATCATTACCAAATTTTTCATTTGGCAAACTTATATTTTCAATTAATTTTTGAATTAAATTAATCCCTTCGTTTACAAATTCAACCGCATCACGTTCTGATAATCCTTGAGGTGTAGATAACTCCTCATACAGAGAATACAACTTTGCGATACTTTTATTTTCCAAAACATCTTCTTTAAATCCAAGTAAAGATTTTTTGAAACTTTTCTTATCTGAATAAGATTCAAGTAATTGATTATCTACGTATGTTTTAATTTGTCCAAAAGTCATTTTAATATATTTTATAATAAATATTACGAATTTAATAACTTATCTAATTCTATATCCATTTCATTAAGTGAATCTATACCGGTTTCAACATCTAGTATTACCGAACCCTCTATAAACCTTTTTTCAACTAAAATATTTAAGTTATTCTTTCTTGATTCAGGAGTTATTCCCCCTCCTTCAGGTGGTGCTTCTCCTCCTGGTGGAGGTGGTGGCGGTGCCCCTAAATCGCCTCCTTCAGGTGGTGGAGCTCCCCCTCCCCCTAAATCAGGTGGTGCTGAAGTTTCTTCACCCGCAGGTTCAGCACCTGCAGTAGATGTTCCACCACTTGCGTTGTTACCATAAAGCTTATCGATAGTATCAAATAAACCTGTTTTAGTAATAACTGTTGCTGTTGATTTAAGTTCTTCTCCCACTGCCTTCTCAAATCTTTGTTGTAATAAATCAACTCTAATTTCTTCATCTGAAAAACCAAAAATATGTTTTTTAGCCCAAGTGGAAGAAACTGCTTGAATACCATTTCCTGGGTCTGAAACCAAATCTTTATATAAAAGAATTTTTTCTTTATAAACATCAATTTTAAGCAAGTCCGCCTGAGTAGACGGGTTAGTTAAACCTAAAGTGAAATTTGATAATTCATCTTCAAATCCAAGTAAAAATAAATGCACAATTGCAACTTTATTTAACTCTTGAATCATACTTTTTTGAATTCTATTGATTGTTCTTGCAAAACGAATATCCTGTAATGATAAATTTTTACCGTCACCTACAACTTCCTCAAAACCCAAAAATGCTTTAGGAACACGAAGAGCCGTTAATAATTTCTTTTGGATATATTCGATATCCGCAATTTCTGATAGGTTTGTTGCTCCCGGTAATGTCTCAATTGGACTCGGTGAGGCTGGGTCACGAACAGGTACAAAATAATCTTGGTCAACCGCCATTTGATTAAATCTCATATCCACATTACCTGTATTTTTATCCACCACTTGTTGTCTTTTAAACTTATCGGCAACACGGTTTACGTAAGGTTCAACATCTTCATCATTCATATTACCAACAAACACTTTAAAAATTCTTCTTTCAGGTGCTCTTGAGGTACGATAAATTAACATCGCATCTTCAGATAATAATAATTGTTTCCAAATTCTTCTAGCCTTTTCCAACATAGAAGTACCATAAGGAAGTTTTCTATCGTCACCTAATAATCTAAAGTGAGCAATTTCCCAAGATTGGAATGTAATTGCTTTTTGTTTCCAAGTAAAAGTTAACGCCTTTTTAGCTTCAGTCTTACCTAAATCTACAGGGTGTTTATCACCCATACCAACTTCGTGTCTTTCAATTTCAATATTAGGTAACTGTTGGCAACCAACAACACCCTTTTCAGGGTCTAATTTTAAGTAAACAAAATTATCACCAAATTTACAAGTATTTCTTGTCCACATCGGTAAGTTTGTATTAATATCTAAAACATTATTAAACAAATCCGCCAATACAGACTTAATCCTTTTTGATTCGGAATAAATCTGTAACATAAATCCATCTTCATTAACTGTTGTAGATTCTTCTGCATATATGTCTAACGCTGCGGAAATTTCGGGAGTGTACTCCATAGATTCATAATCATAAACAGAAGATAATCTTGTTGGTTCGTAATAAATTGCTTGAGAGTATAAATTATTCTCTACTTTAGCCCACTGTTGTGCTAAATAAAATGTTTGTTGAGCCTGTAGTTTTTCTCTTTCGTATTCTCCCTTATCTTTAGTTCTTAATAATTCTGTTTTATCAAGTTTAAATTGGGGGTAGTCTTGTCCTAGCAAAGAATTGGGTCCGAATGTCTTACCGAGCCTCTGCCATACCGTTAAATTGTTATTTTCAGCCATATAATAAATTTAATTGAAGTAATCAATATTATAAATACTTATCTACCACCAAATAACCAACCATATTTTTTATAGTCTTCCATACCAGGTCCTTGACTTGGGAAATGTCCCATTTTTGGTGCTGCTTGAGGTACTAAAGGGTTAAAGAAGTTTGAAGAGTTTCTATCTTCATTAACTGATGTTGCCCACGAATTAATCATAGCCTTTGTTTGGTTAACATTTTTCTCTAATTGTTGAAATGATTTTTCGCCAACATAGATTGCCATAGAAATAGACATAATACAATCATCGTGTCCGTTTTTTTGGTGGTCAGGTCTTCCATTAATATAAACAAACCCATTCATTTCATTATGGAGTCGGTTTGAACGAACCGCAAAATTATGTCTAATTGCTTCTTCAAAAGAGGCAATAATTTGAACTCTTTTGGAGTTAAAATTAATTCCTGGTATTTTTTCAGCCATTTTTGGGTCCCATTTCCATTTATTTTGAGTATCCACGTTATCTACGTACATACCACCCTTATAATTCATCTCCTGTAACTTCCTTGCAGTTGCAACACCCATTCCTCCTGTTAAATCCGTAACACAGTAAGCATTATACATCGTACCCCATTTATAGGCTATTTCTGCAACAATATCGGGTGGTACTTTTCCAACATATTCTAATACCTGTTTTCTTTCATCAAAATCAATTATTTGAATACAAGAGAAATCTTCAGAATCTCCCCTTGAAACGTCAATACCCATAACATATTTATGTCCCGCTTCAGGTTCATCAAAAATCCATAAAGCATTACCCATAAGTTTTGCCTTAGGCTCCTGTATTGTATTATTTTTAATTCTTTGTAATGTTTCGGAGTCAAACACGTTATCACCCGAACTTAAAAAGTTACATTCCAACTCCTGAGCCACTTTTCTCCTATCAAATTTAAGTTTTTTAACCATTTTCTCAAACCAATCAGAACAAGGTTTATATCCCTGTTCAATATAATCTTTTGTAATTTCGTGGTCTCTTTCATATGGATTATCAACACTTAAATCAACAATTGCATCTTTTGGATATTCTTCTATATTAAGTAAGAAATGAACCAAATCGGTTGTTTTAACCATATACAAATCTTTTGTATATCTCGGGTCTTTATACCAAAACATTTCAGAAATCTTGAAGTCATTCATACTTCTTAATGCTTGGTCGTAAATCTCGTAATAAATCGGGTCCTGTCCGTTTGGTGTTGATACTACAATAACCTTACCACCCGTAGATAGTGATGCCATACAAGCCGCCCAAAAGTCTGAATCCGCATCAATAAACGCCGCTTCATCAAAAATAAGGATAGTAGGTGTATAACCACGAAGAGCATCTTTTGATGTTGCAACCGCCTTTACCTCACAATCATTATTTAACTTAAAATGTCTTGCGGCGTTCTTTTCGGCCGAAAATCCAATACCAACCCAAGACGGCCATTGTTCTGTAAAGGCTCTTATTTTATTTGCCATCTCAACTGACGTATCAAGTTTGTTTGCAATAATCAAAACTTTTTCAGGTTTGCTTTTTTTAGCAAACGCAAGTTTTTTTGAGGCCCACGCCGCAGTTACCGTAGAAACACCCGCCTGCCTGTATTTTAGGGCGATATTCTCGTTGTATTTTTCGTAGTCCTCAATAAGACTAATTTGGTCTGGAAATAGGTCTAATGGTACATACTTTGATTTTGTATTATCAAAAGTTTGTAAATACGTTCTTAACGCATATGGAGTATCTCTCATACACTTTGTAACTTCAATTATTAATTGTTCTTTCGTCATATTATTATAAATAGTAAAAACCCTCCAATAGTCGCCTAAGGGAGGGTTTTAATATTATTATGTTATTTTATTTTGGCATCGATATACCTAAACCACTTAAAAAATCATCCAAATCATCGTCGTCATCTTCACCATCATTAGAAGGTTCTTCACCTTTTTCTTCTTTTTTCCAATTATCATATTCAGATTTTAAATCTTGAGCTTCACGCATAATTTCTTCAAATCTTGAGGTTGCTTTCTTATTTTTTTTCTCATCAGTTGAAATTACATCACCCATTATCTGCAAAAACTCTTGAGCTGGAATTTGGTAAAGTTGAATATGGAACCAATTTATTAAACCTTTATTGTCTTCATCAAACATTTCATCAGGTAATGTAAATCTTAATTTTTCATAAATTTCAGGTCCAATTCTCAATTGCATCGGCTCATTTGCCAAAGTATCAGTTTGTCCCATCACATTTGCTCTCATACTTGGTTCTTTTGGTAATCCGTGCCTACCTTTAGACGCTTCAATTCCTTTAATAATTTCGTGACATAAGATTGGGAAAAATGCTCCTGTAGCAACAATTTTTGTATCGGGTGCCTCTTCTCTATCTCCACCTTGTTCTTCAAAATTATCTAAATCTTCCTCGTCAGGTTCGTCTAATTCTACTTTACCGGCAACACCTTGTCCTGTTTCAGACATCATTTCAATCATTTGTTCCATACTAAAATAGAAGAAATCATTAATAGCCATTATTGTTAAATAATTAGGATATAATCTTGGATTGATTGCGTCTAATCTTCTTTTAACTTCAGGTTTTTGAAATACGTAGTGTCCTTTTTTTGCGGCACCTTGAATAAGTGCGTTTATAATATTTCTTTTGTGTTTTTCTAACTCAAATTCTTCTTCAGGTGTTAAATCTTCAATATCAAAAGATGGTATTTCTAACTTTGGTTTTTTATCGCCTTCTTCTTCATCCTCTTCATCATCATCTTTTGGTTCTTCGGGAGAGTATCTAAAATTTGAAACGTCGATTTGTTCCCCTAAACGAGGGTCAATAATATACCAACTTGGGTCAGCTTCAGTTTCATCTAAACAAATTTCAACAGCCAAATCTTTAAGAGGTTCTTTTACTCTTGATTCTAAATTCATAACTTCTTGGGCTTTTCTCATCATTTCACCCATAAGCATTTGCTTAACTTGTCCAGCACTTAAATCTTGAATACCTGTAACTTCTTTTAGTTTATCAACAACTTTTCCAAATCTTGATGAAACAAGTTTTTGTACGTCTTGTACTCCACCTTTTAAAGCCGGATTTTTAGCGTATAAACTTTCGGGGTCACCCAATTTTCTTTCCAAATTTGGGTCCATTCTTTCAGGTCTACCGCCGTAATCAATCTGTTCTTTTATTCTTTTTTTATTCATTGTCTAAAATTTTCATTATTGCGTTAATTACTTCAGTTTTTGCTCTTTCAGGTGAAATTGCTCTTGGAGCTTCTTTCTCACCAGGATTTGGATTTTGACCGGGACTTATTGGTCTTGGTCTAGTTGTAGGTTTTGTTATTGGTTTTGTTGGTGCAGTTGTTGTATTCGCCCTTGGAGCTTCTTTCTCACCAGGATTTGGATTTTGACCGGGACTTATTGGTCTTGGTCTAGTTGTAGGTTTTGTCACCGGTTTTGTAGGTGCGGTTGTTGTATCTTCTGAAAGATATTGTAATAAATCACCTTTACTGATTCTTGGTGGTATATGTTTTTCTACTATTCTCATAATTTCGTTTTCTAAAAACAAAGATACAGGATTTTTTCCTTCTTTCAAACTTTTTTTTACTGCTTGAACGCATCTTTCAAATTTTCTTGTTTTTTTAGGTCCAACTTGAGAGTGACATATTGCCCAAGGATTAGGTTCAGATTTTTTAACTTTATTTTTACCCTCCTCCATTTCTCCTTCCATTTTTGTTGCGGTTATGGAGTTATCTAAAGGATTTTTTTTAATTGCGTAACCTTTATCACTAGCAGGTAGTGTCCCCCCTTTATCTCCAACTTTATAAGACGGTTGAGATGGTAATGTGGTAATTTGTTCACCAATCATTTTACTATGTAACTCATCAATTTGAGATTCTGTTAACTTTGAAACAGTCTTGGATGATAATCCTGATTTTATCAGTTGAAGTGCCTTTATATTATTTTTCATATACAACTTTTTTTTCAAACTCAAGGATTAAATCCTTTTCGTATAATAAATCTTTTATTTTTTGTTCTGTATCATTAAACCTAAAAACCATTCTCGGTTGTTTAACCGTATCATCCTCTTCCCACGCTAAAGCGACAACCCCATCAACAGCATCAATCATCGAAAAATAATCGGAGTTTTGAATTAACTCCAACTTTATGTTAGTGTCCCTCAAAACTCCTACTTTTGTAATATATTTTAGTTCAGGTGGTAAAGGGTAACCATTACAAGGTTTACTATCCCATCCATCTCCCCAAACTTCTTGTTCATCCGAAAAAATAAATTCATAAATGTTATCACCTTTAAAGTTTGGTCCCAAACCATTAACATAAATTAGATAACTCATAGAACAAGTCCTTCAGGTGAAATTTTAATTTGTTTATCTTTATTTTCAAAAACCAAATTTTTCTTATTTGTTTTACCAACAAAAACAAAGGTACGATTTTCTTCTAAAAATTTTTGTGATGCAAGTTCTTGTTCAATAGTTTCACTTAATTTGATAACGTCTTTCATTTTTCTTTTTGCATCAGATTTAGTAACTAATTTTCTTTTTTGTTGACTTTCTTTAATCATTCTTTGTTCTTTATCTGAAACTTGGAAATATTTTGAAATAACTTTATCAATTTTTGACTCACCAAAAATGCTATCAATTATTGAATGATACATTTCACCCATCTCTCCTTCAGGTTCTGTACCCATATCAGGCATTTCACCTCCCGTATCTTCTCCGCCCATATCAGGAATATCAGGTATTTCTTCTTCTCCGCCCATATCTTCCATCCCTTCTTCTTCGTCAAATTTTGAAATAATATCTTCCTTATCTTCTTCTGATAAATTTTTCAAATCAGCGGCAGATAAAACCATATTAATAACGTACTTAATATTCTCAGATGTTAATCCTTTTTCATTATCAAATTCTCTCATTTTCTGGGTTAATTTACCTGTAAGTTTTTGAATTGATTTGAATGTAACTTCTTCTTCTTTTTCACCCATATCAGGCATTCCTTCATCGCCTCCCATATCACCCATATCAGGCATATCTCCTCCTTCCATATCTCCTGTTGGTATTTCAGCCCCTTCAGGTGAAGGAGGTGTTGCATCAGGTGAAGCTGGTAATTCAGGTGTTGGTACTGCTGGTGGTTCTGATGGTGGAGGAAGTTCCGCAATAGGTTCATCTCCTGCCGGAGCAGATTTTGGAGTTTTTAAAACAAACTTTTTTTGTTCTCCAAATAAAGAAGTACCTTCTTCATTCTCAGTCAATCTATTAACTTCTTTTGTTAAAAGATTTAATCTTTTTAGAGCCTGAGAATACGAAGAATAATACTTTCTGTTTTTCATAGGTTCAATATAATCAGTCGCAGATTCAGAAATTGTTTTTTTGATGATATAACCCTGTTTTTCTTTTACAATTTCATAGTTATTTCCATCTGCTAAACTAATCCCATATTCTGACCTAGATGTTTCGTTGATGTTGGATGGTCTATTTTCATTATATCTTGAGAGTTCAATTATTCTCTTGATTTTTTCTTGCCCTTCCAATTTTTCACTTCCGAGCGGTTTTAAGTCTCCCATATTTTGAGTTTTTAAATTATTTTAATTTTTCTTTATAAATATACAATAAATAGTAAATATTTTATTCTATCGTTTTTCTTTCAATAGATAATTCTTTATCTTTAAGTTTTGTTTTAAGTTCAAATAACCTACCGATATACCCTGAACGTCTCAAATACTTAAAAACCAAATTTTCATAAGAAAGTTCCCCTTCTTTTTCTAAACCTGATTGTCTATATTCTTTAATCTTTTCTTTTAAGTCTTTTAATTTTTTCCCATCATTTCCCTCTTTGGCTTCTTCAAGAGCCTTATCTATCTTTGATGTCCAAGTTTTAATTTTGGTTTTTAATAATTCCATATCAATATTCTTATGTTTTTTTGGCGGAACATTAACCCACTCATCATACATTACAGAATATATACCTTCACTAAATTTTTCATCTTTTGCATCTTGGGCGTAAACCTCAACATCAAAACCATAAATTTTTATATCATGTTTATCATTAAATGCATCTTTTTTCAAATCAAACATTTCTTTATAAAGCTCAGGATTATCTAAACCTTCAAAATCAACTAAAAGGTGTAAGTCAAAATCTGAATATTCCGACCAATTAAAATTGGCTAATGAACCCATTAAATGAATATCTACTATGAATACATCTTCACCCAATTCATCAGAAAATTCATCAGCAATTTTTAATAATTTTGTTCTAATATTATTTTTAAGTTTTGCTTTTTTTGGTTCTGCGGAATTTTCCCAAACTTTGGGATTTAGAGTATCCCTAACTTCAAAACTATTCAATATTTTTTGAAAATCTTTCATTAATAATAAATAGTTGGATAATTAGAGTTTTTTATATTTGTATTTTTTTGCTATTTCAGCCATAAAAAATTTTCCTTGAGATTCTGCGGTTCTAAATTTTGTGTAGATTTGGTGGGGGACATTTTCATACTCATAAACTAACCCGTTATTAAATTCTGTAATAAGTGATTTTGTCTCTGTATCAAATGTTGTTTTTTTAATGTTTGAGGACTCAATTTCATTAATAATCTTCGTCCCATCTATCATCTCTCTTTTTACTGCCATCTTTTAAAGGTGTTAATTCGTTTATTTGTTTTAACTTTGGAATCATATATTCTTCAAATTCTTCCCAAGTAATATCAAAATAAGATTTTAAGTCGTTAAATAAAGTCAATTTTTCATTTTGCATAGTGTGATGCAACCTCATCAATTCTTCTGTATAAAATGGAGGTTTCTCCAAATCTTTTTCACTCCATTCGTATCTTTGAAATAATTCCCTTAACTCTTTGTAAATTGAGAGGAATTTTTTATCAAAATCACTATACTTTAAAAATTTCTCAAATGGTTTTAGTTTCATCTTACTATATTATGAGTTTGTTGTCGTATTTTTATTATATTCTAAACAAGTTGGTATTTTAGCAATTGTTTGGAATTTTTTTAATCGATTCCAAGTGTCATCCCAATTATACTTCATCTCACCTTCCATCCATCGCCAAAGATTTTGATTATCATATTTAAATGTTTTCCAAATTGCTGATAATTCATTAACCGTTTTAATTTCATCTAATACTTTAATAAAATCTTCATTTGTTCCTCTCCCTTTCATAGACTTGTATAATCTGTCATTCCACGCCTTTATTTTAGTAGTATTTGAATCAGGTTGAATTTTACCGCAATAAGTAAGAAGTTGACTTAATTTATTTTTTGCAGGATTTTCTTTTTTACATCCTCCTTTCTCTATTCCTGGAGTAAAGATAACACCCGCTAAAGCTGGGTCTGAAGCAACATCAAAAAGACCAGGTTGTTCTTTTATTACTCTTTTAACAATTTTTACTAAATCATTTTCTGTTATTCTTATTATCCTTGCCATAACATTTTTTATAATAAATACCCCATAAAATTAAAAACCCCCATTTAAGGGGGTTAATGATTACAACAAACTTATTCTTTTTTTCTTTTCCGTTTTCTTGTAGTTTGCAACAAATACGGTAAGTATACCATCTTCAATTGTTGCTTCGATGTTGTCGGGGTTATATTCTTGTCCGATTCTAAATTTTTGTGAAATAACTTTTTCTGTGTCTTCACCATTTAATTTATATGTTCTTTTACCATCAAGGTAAAGAACTCCCCCTTCCATTTCTACTTTTAAATTTGACTTATTAAAGCCAGGAACATCAAAGAATAAGTAAGCTCCGTCTTTGGTGTAGTTTACCTCATAAGGTTCTTTATCTGAATTTTTAACAACCATATTACTATAAGTAGGTTGTGCGAAAAACCCATCAAAAAATTTGTCGAAATGTGAATTCAAGTAAATCATAATTTTTTTGTTTTGTTTTTTAAATTTATTTAATTATCTTTGATTAGTCAAGTTATGTGCCAACAGAACATATTATGACAAAATGACATACATAGAAAATTTTCAGGACAATTTGACAAAAAGTTTGGTAATGTCCAAAATTTGATGAACCTTTGTAAAAATTATAAATTATGAATGAACTAATGGATGATGACGAAAAAATGATGAGTAAGAAAAAAACCTCATCAGAAAGTGATACACCTGTGTTAGATAATTTCAGTAGAGATTTAATTAAACTTGCCGAACAAGGTAAATTAGACCCTGTTATTGGTAGAGAAAAAGAAATCCTACGTATCGCACAGATTTTATCTCGCAGAAAGAAAAATAACCCGATTATTATTGGTGACCCAGGTTGTGGTAAGACTGCAATTGTTGAGGGATTGGCAATTAAAATCTATAATGGTGATTGCCCGAGAAATTTGGTTGATAAAAGAATTGTTGAACTTGATTTGACTTCCGTTGTTGCTGGTACAAAATACAGAGGACAATTTGAGGAAAGATTGAAAGTTATTATGGAAGAACTCCACAACAATCCAAACATTATTGTCTTTATTGACGAGATTCATACTTTGGTTGGTTCTGGAAACTCTTCAGGTTCTATGGACGGCTCCAACATCTTTAAACCTGCTCTTGCTCGTGGTGAGCTCCAATGCATCGGTGCAACCACATTAAATGAGTTCAGAAAGAATATTGAAAAAGATGGTGCATTAGAGCGCAGATTCCAAAAAATAATTGTTGAACCTTCATCAGTTAAGGAAACAATTGAGATTCTCAAAAACATAAGAGAAAAATATGAAACCTATCACAAGGTGAATTATAGTGATGAAGTAATTGAAGCTTGTGTTAAACTTGCCGATAGATATATCACGGATAGAGGTTTTCCTGATAAAGCATTTGATATTTTGGATGAAGTTGGGGCGAGAATGCAAACCGAACTAAAAGTTCCTGAAGAAATTGAGGTATTGAAAAAACAAGCTGCGGAATTGAAACAATTAAAAGTTGACGTTGTTAAAAGACAACAATACGAGAAAGCTGCAGAGTTAAGAGACAAAGAGAAAAAACTTATAACCAAGTTAGACGCCGAAAAAAAGAAGTTTGAAGAACAAATGCAAAAAGATAAACAAAAAATATCTGTTGAAGATGTCTATTCTGTTGTATCGACTATGACTAATATTCCTGTGAGTAAAATGAATGTTGACGATAACAAGGCACTTATAAATCTTGATAAATCCTTAATTGATAAGGTTATTGGACAGAATAATGCGGTTATTAAGATTGCGAAATCTATCAAAAGAAACAGATTAGGTATCAAAGACCCAAATCGTCCAATTGGTTCATTTGTATTTCTTGGTTCAACAGGTGTTGGTAAGACCTATCTGGCAAAGCAACTGGCAAAAGAGATTTTTGGTAGTGAGGATTCACTTATCAGAGTTGATATGTCTGAATACCAAGAGAAACATACTGTATCTAAATTAGTAGGAGCACCTCCGGGTTATGTTGGATATGAAGAAGGTGGACTTTTAACCGAAAAAGTTAAAAATAAACCATATTCGGTAATCTTGTTTGATGAAGTTGAGAAAGCTCATAAGGACGTGTTTACGGTTCTACTTCAAATACTTGATGATGGACACGTAACAGATAGTTTGGGTAGAAAAATCAACTTCAAAAACACCTTGATTATCCTTACATCAAACCTTGGGGTTAAAAAACTTCAGGACTTCGGAACAGGTATTGGTTTTAGTTCAAATGCTTATAGCAACGAAGAAGCCAAAAAACAAATGTTGATGAAAGAAATGAAAGCGTTTTTCGCACCTGAATTTATCAACAGGATTGATGACACGATTGTCTTCAACACGTTGTCTCCTGACGACATTAAGAAAATCACCCGAATTGAGTTGGATAAACTGATGACTCGTTTGTTGGATATGAAATATGTTATCAAATATGACGATACGCTTGTTGATTATCTCACCAAGGTTGGTTATGATGAGGCATTTGGTGCAAGACCACTCAAAAGAGCAATCCAAGACAAAGTTGAGGATTTCTTATCAGAGGAGGTGTTACTTGGTAAAGTATTTGAGGACAAAACTTATATGTTGAGTGTTTCAGAAGAACAAGTCAATATAAATGAAGAGTTGGTTGTTGAGGAAAAACCAAAAAGAGTTAGTAGAAAAAAGAAAGTAGATTAATTTTTTTATCAGGGGAACAAATGTTCCCCTTTTTTTATATTTTAAGATATTTATAAATATGGAAAAATGGATTGAAATAAAAAAATTAGATAATCTCTATTCGGTATCAAATTTGGGCAGAGTTAAAAATAATAAAACCGGTAGAATTTTAAAACCAAGACTACATAAAAAAACAGGTTATATGAGAATAACAATAACATATAAAAAAAATATGTATTATTTTGAGTTACACAGATTAGTATTATCCTGTTTTAATGAAATTGAAGATATTAAAAATATGGAGGTTAATCATATTAACTGGAATGTTGCCGACAATAGATTAGAAAATTTAGAATGGGTGACTAAATTTGATAATTTATCTAAAAAAAAGATAATAAATACTAAATCTTACAAGCTTTTTAAAAAATTAATAATAAAATATGGTGACGATAATCTTTTAAATCTTTTGAAAGAAATAAAAAACCCCACCTTCTAATAAGAGTGGGGATTTAAATTAAAATATTGAACTGTAAGTTCTTTTCTTCTCGTCCTGTCGTTTTTTGTGTTTAACATATCCGAGAGATTCAATCATCTGTTTACCTATCTCAATTCCGTTATAAACATCCTCAATCACCACATATTCATTTCTTGTATGATAGTCATAATATCCAATTGAGAAGTTGATACAAGCAAAATCAAATTTGTCTGATAAAGCATAAACATCAGTATAAGGATGAACCATATATCTCATTCTATCATTATCCATTCCTTCGGTTAATACCTTATCACATTTCTCAAAAAAGTCAGAATCTCTATCAAAAAGGACATTTCCAAAACACTGTTCAGTAATCATCCAATTTTCAGGTGCATCAAATTGAATACCATATCCAACATTTTCAAAAAAAGTTGGGTCTGCCATTCGTGAGCCGTGACATCCCGTTTCTTCTGAAACAAAAAACGCTGCTTTCACATATGGTAATTCTTGTAAAAGTGTTAGACAGGCAAATACACCACATTTATCATCACCACCAATTCCTGTTGGAACATTATTATCATTATACGCCTTAAAAGATGGTTTTAATTCACCTTGAGCATTTTTTAACATCTCTTCTCTAACATTTATTGTATCAAGATTGTGAACAGTATCTGTGTGGGAAATTACACAAGGAAAATAAAAGTCATCTGAAACTTCTTGTTCCTTCTTGGTCGCATAAACATTACCATAATCATCCATATAATGGTTGATGTTATTTTCCGTTAACCAATTTAACAGATAGATAATCATCTTTTCTTCTTTATATGTTTTGGTGGGAACTGAAAGAACCTCTTTTAATAATTCTAAATTTTGTATCATTTAATATTTGTTTGATACAAAGATAGGTAAAAAATGTGAATAATTAAAACTTTCTTAATTTTTTAATTATATTTTCTTGCAATTTGAATAATTCGGGGTGATTTAATAGTAATTTTAATCCTTCAATATCAACGCTCCTAAGTGTTCCCTCATCATTCCAATCATAAGGAGTTTGAGACAACTTAACTCTTATTTTTAATGTGTCTCTATCAACGCTTTCAATTCTAAATTTATATTTATTATCTTTCGGTAGTTCTTCCCACCTTTGTAAATCATACCCCATCTCAAATATTTGCTTATAAATCTGACTAACTCTAAGAGTATCTTCATCTTCCTCAAGTTTTTCAATTATTCTATCAAGTTGGGTTTCAATTCCTCTATTAAATGCAACATCATCAAAATTGTCGGAGTCTCTAAACTCATATTGGTTTTCATTCCATCCACCAAGTCTTTCTCTTCCTCTTGAATCACTCATTGTAAATTCACAAATTTTGGTAAATAAATCTTCAAAATCTAAATCTTTCTCATTAAGTCTCAAATACCACATTAAAAGATTTGCGGGGGTTGATATGAGCATATCAAAATTCCTGTATAATTTAAAACCAATTTTATTTAAAAAGTCGTTTAATTCTGTACTGATTGACTCTTTGGCGGTTATTCTAATTTCTTCATTAAGATATGTATGAAAATAATCAATCATATTACTCGCTTCATTTCTAAAAAGTTCATCTAATGTTTTCGCCAAAAGAGAGTTGTCCGATTCGATACTTAATTCAATTTTTTTTCCAATAATCATTTGTGAAATTTCTTGTAGTTTTTTCAAATTCTCTTTATTAAAGTTATAAAAAAGTGAGCCGTACCCCTGAATAAAATCATCATACATACTATCATAAGCTTCAATATCAATATTTGAGTATGAATCCATAACCCTTCTCGCAAACCATCCGTCATCTTCATCTAATCCCAATAATTCAAATATTTTTTCATCATCACTAAATTCAAATGTGATTTCTGATTGTGCAGGATTACTTGCACGGGAGATTCTATAGATGTCTTTATCGGCACCATCAAGTTCATCCTCATCAATTTTACCCCTTGTATATAATCTTAACGCTTTATATAGGGTTATGTCTTCATCATCTTCTTCTAATATAAATCTCACAGAAATTTTATTAATAAATATTCTTTTGTTTTGAATATTGAATATTTATTCTTACCTTTACAAAAGTTATTTGAAATTATGGGGGTGAAATGGAATTGATTGGCGTTTATAGGGTTAGATGGCACGTAGGAGCTGAATTAACTCCTTAAAAACTGATTTAAAACGTAAATGGCAAAACCATTTCTAAACTTTCTACTCTTGGTCTTATCAGAGAAGAAAGCGTTGTAGCTGCTTAATTAGTAGAGTACGACATTGGGGTCGGTTAGGACATACACCTTGCAACAGAAGTCCGTTGTACGGGTCACAGGTCAGAGCTCGTTTAAAATAATTCTGAGACCAAGTTGTTTGCAGGTAGGTTTCTCACATACATCAAACCTGATATTTCGTAACGTTGAGAATTAATGTTGTACTAAACGTGTAGTCATCTGATTTTATGGCGAACAAGACTCGGCTTCGACGCCGACACCTCCACCAAATTAACCCTCCCCATAAAGGAGGGTTTTTTAATTTATAGTATATTTATCATTATGAAATTTTCTGAATTTGTCCTATCTGAAGGTAGAAGAGAAACATTACTTAAAAAGTATATGGGTGAGTATGATATGCAAACCTTAGATGCGATTTTAAATGATGAATTTACAAAAGCAACAAATTACAAATATGTTGATTGGATTTTTAATCATTTAGATTTTGCTTCCACCACACACGCATTAGAAGTTTTACAATTAGTTAAAGACTTTGATAGGATAGGTAAGAATTTAGAAAAAAAAGACATCAATCAATATCCTGATGTTGCAGAACTAATGGGCGTTATACAATCTTATAGTTCAAAATCTCAAGAAAAAAAGATTGACTCTGACGCAAAAAAAATATATGAGGATGGTAGAGTTCTTATTGTGAAACCTTTATCTCATAAAGCGTCTTGTAAATATGGTGCCGGAACCAAATGGTGCACAACAGAAACTTCACCAGGATATTACGACAAACATACATCAGGTAATCAGGGACTTTATTATATAATAATGAAAGAGTTTGATATTAGCAATAAGTTTTATAAAATCGCATTACATAGAGATAATAATCAAGATACTTGGTATGATGCAAAAGATACACCGATGCCTCCAAGAGAAGTTGATGTATTAAAAGTGGGATTAGGAAAAAAAGCAACAAAGGCAATTGATGATGATTTTAATGAGAACAAAAACAAAATAATTAAAGAACTTTTTAATCCAAAAAATCACGACCACGTAGTTGCCACCTATGACCTCTTTAATTCAAAAAAACCATTAACACTTGAATTTAAAAATCCTCAAATATCTAATGAAGGTGCAGGATTTGCGGAAATGGATTTAATTGTTTATTTAGGTTGGGAAGATAATGAACAGATAATTGAACAGGGAACTTTAAAAATTTCTTATAATAAACTACCTGGAAATGATTCATATTCTTTTGATGTTGGTTATGAACCCGATGATAACTTTGAACCGCCTGCCGAACTTACTACTTTGTGGCATATGGATGCCAATTTTGGATTAAACCTAACGCAAAGCACTATTCCCCCATTTAAACAAGTTTGTAATATATTGAATTCTCAAATTTGGAGAAGGCTTGAATATGATAAAAACTTACAAAAATTTGTTTTAGGTGGTAAAAAAAGTTGGAGTCCAAATAGAAGTAGTTATGGATTTACCTTTGAAAGAAAGGGTGGTTTAATCAATAAATTAGTTGATTATATAGATAGTGGAAAAGAAGGAAATGCAATAGATTTCTTGGAAGACGCAAAAGTTGTTAGAATTTTAGTCAACCCTGACGGAACAAAAAAATATATTGGAAAAAGAGGTCATATACAACCAAAAGGATATTTTAGTGCGTTTTTCGCATCTGCAAGAAACGCCGGAATATTAAATTACGAAAGAAAAAATAAAAAAAATATTTTAACAAAAGGCCCTAACTTTGATGATTTCAAAGAAGGTAATTTAGTCCCGCTTTAATATGAAATATAAACTCTCAAACGAAAGATTTAAAAAATTAGTTTTCAATTTACTTAATAAAGAATTGGGGCGTGGAAGATTTCGTAGTTGGGAATATCATCAGGGTTTTTTTGATATTACAAAAAATGATAAGTATGATGGTGCGATGGTTCTTGTTGATGAAGAAGAAATAAGAATATATCCCGCATTATATCAAACTATGATGGAAGCTCTTGGTATGGATGTATACCAATTATATGATTTTTTAACTGATTGGGCATACATTGAATTACCCAAAATAATGCCAGGTAAGAAATTTTCTTATGAAAATAAGTTTGTAGATATTCTATATTAGTTTTTCTTAGAAAGCCTGCGAAAGTAGATATATAATCCAAAGAATACTCCCGCAATACAATACATAACGAAGTTGGCTTTCCATAAACTTCCTGTCCATAACATCAGAGAATACTGAACGGCATCGAACCCAAAAGGATTGAAAAATAATGCCAACATTAAAAATATTTGGGAGAGATTGTCTTGAAACGTGGCTCTCCAAGTTTTTCTGTTTATCTGCATCAGCCATAGGGTTAAATTTTAAATTTATGTCTTAATGACTAAATTTTATTATATTTAAATAAATATTAGAATATGATAGATATTAAAAAAATTTTAGAAGAAGGAGGCCCGATGAAAAAGTATGATGGCATCGCCCCTGATGGATTTATATTGATTACTGAAGGCGCATTAGAAGAACTTAAAGTCTTTGATACTTGGAAAGAATGGAAAAATAACACATTATCAATTAAAGAACTTAACAACAGGAATTTTCCTGAAATTTAAGTATTTATTAGTATGAAAAAATTAAATGAAAATATTACTAGGTTAAAAACACTTATGAATATTTCAGAGGCGGATGATGTATACGCAAATGTTGATTTTAAAGATAGAGTCGTAGGTAGTAGTACACCATCTAAAGATAATATTAATGTCGCACTTTTAAAGGATGTTCAAACTGCAGCTGAAAGAGCTAATGTAAAGGTTGATGTCACGACAGCAGTTTCAGGACACAAAACAGGTAAATCAAGACATACAACAGGTAATGCGGTTGATATTGCAATAATTAATGGTAAAGCAGTTAGTAACTCAAATAGAGGAGACGCCGACAAACTTGTAGGTGAATTGATAAAAATGGGTTATACTAAAAATAGAGAATCTGGTAACCCTAAAGCAGTATTAACTTTTGGATTTCCCGGTCACGATAATCACGTTCACGTTTCAAATACAACAGGTACCCCAACAGAAAAACAAGATACCCCAATTTCAGAACCTCTCTCACCTTCAAAAGACTTTGCAACATCACAATCAGGAAGTACTCCTACAGATGATATAGAAAGAAATTTTATAAAATCTATAGGTGCTTCATTTGGTTTAAAAGAAGAAAAAATATATTCAGAATTCGGTAAAGATAAAGTTTTAAGTTCGGGCACAATTAAATTACCAAAAAATAGTAATTCACAAATTAAAAGTCCTGTCGATGGTATTGTAAATAATAAAAAAGATTCTAGTACGTCTTGTGTTAATAAAATTGTAATTCAACATCTTATTAAAGAGAAAAAATATTATTTAGAATTTTGCAATATAACCAAACCTTACGTTTCTGATGGTGAAAAAGTACGTAAAGGAAAAATAATAGGTGAAACAAATGATGATGTTATTATTTCACTTTACAACTCTACTTATGATAAGGTATCAATAACAAAATATCTTAACGTAGATACAGACGATGATAAAGACAAAGATGACGATAAAGAAAAAGAATATAAAAAATCTAAAACATACAAAGACCCATTAATGGCTGCATTAATACAAGCGCCTTTCAAGTTATTAAATCCATTTAAAGACAAATACGATAAAAAAACAGGTGAAAGGATTGAAAAAAGATGGGCAAGAGCAACTGACAAAGAACAACCAACACCTAATTGGTTAACAAAAATGAGTCCCACATATAAAGAAAAAGAGGTGGATAAAGAAGATGAAAAAATTAACGAGAATATAGAAAGAATAAAAAAATTACTTAAATAAAAAAACCCACCTAAAAAGGTGGGTTCTTCTTTTTCGGTAGAAAAATTATTTCATTTCTACAGCTTTTGTGGTATCAACAGGAGTAGTTGTAGTATCTACAACAACTTTAGTTGAGTCACAAGAAGTAGAGTCCATACATACTTTAGTTGAGTCTGTAGTTGGGGTCTCAGTTGATTGTCCACCGCCGCAAGATGCTAATGCTACGATAGAAAGAATTGCGATTACTTTTTTCATAATTGTGTTTTTTAATTTATTTCTGTACATAAATATACACAAATATTGGACAAGTGTCAAATGATTTGGAATTTTTTTTAAAAAAAAGATATTTATTAATAAATAAACTTTTAAAATTTTTTAAAAATGATTGTAAAAGAACAAGTTTTAGGTTTGATTAGACACGCACTAACATTTGCTGGTGGTCTTCTAATCGCTAAAGGACTCATCACTGAATCAGTATCTGTTGATATTATCGGTGGTGTAATGACATTGGTTGGCTCAATTTGGTCAATCTTATCAAAGAAAACTGCTTAAGTTTTAATAGTTCTAAAAAAGAAAAAGGTCAGATTAATCTGACCTTTTTTTATAACCGAGTGATAAGTTTTATCAGGTATCCCGTCGGCTCACGTTTAACCACTTCACACACCATAAGAGAATTACTAAGTGTGTACCCTTGCGTCTCTGTTCTCCCAGATAACTCATCTACGCATTTCTACTCGGTTTAATTGTTTAGTTGGTACAGGAATCGAACCTGTTAGGATTTGAATCAGGAATCAACCTTATTTGATACTCTATCGGATGTATCTATTCGGCCTCTTCCATACCTAAAGCACCGATGATTGCTATGAGGGAACCTCCCACTGCCCAACTAAAAAATTGTACCCCGGACGGGAATTGAACCCGTGACTCTTCCGTGAAAGGGAAGCGTCTTAACCCCTTGACCACCGCGGCATTCTGCACGCACGTGAGGACTCGAACCTACCATCTTCGGTTTTGGAGACCGATGTTCTACCAATTGAACTACGCACGCATTTTATTTACAATTTAACTTCAAATCTATTTTTCATAAATACTAACTTATCTTCAGGAACTCCGTGTTCGTTTACTCCTCCGTGTCTATTCTCCACTATGATAGAATGAACTCTATACCCGTATTTTTTGGCTAATTCATAGTACGATTTCATCTCCCACTCTTGAGTGAATGTATTGGAAACAATTATTTTTTCGTGTTCATCCAACATCGCAATTTGTGTTTGGTTTTGACAATGACTATGGGCATTACTTAATAATGACGGATTAAACTTGTATTCACCCTCAAACATAAAAAAATTGTCGGCTTCAAATACTGGTCCACCTAATGTTTTTGCTAATGTTGATTTACCACTTCCGGGTAATCCTCTTAATAGTATTAATTCTTTCATAATTTATTGTTTAACGTAATCCATTGTCTCTCTCAATTTGGCTATTAACGCCTCCAAACTTTCTGTGTTCAAATACAATCTAGTTTTATAATCCGCATCATCAACATCTTTAAACTCCAACGTAATTCCATCAAATTCAGGTGTTGGCTGAATCCTTATATCTTGTTCTGTGTGTGTTGTAATCTCTGTTTTAATCCAAACTTTATTTTTCATATATTTTATCCTTTATCTTTATTTACAATATCATCTGTGTGGTGGTCTTCACCAATTTCCGATTTAATCGGTCTTTTCTTTAATAATGGAACAACTTCTCTTATTAAGTTATAAGGTCTGAACTCAGGATGTCCGTCCATTCCAACATCCATTCTTTTACCCACACCAAATCTTCTATTAGTAGGAAGGTGACAGTGTCCGTGTAAGTGCATTACACCCTTATTTAACCCATCCCAGCTCGAAATGGGATAGTGCATCAATTGGAATTTATAATCTCCTATTTCAACTGTATTGTAGTGAGAAACACTTTGGAACAATCCTTGTGAACCATCTCTATTTCTATCTATGTGGTGGTCGTGATTTCCAAGTATAAGGTGAATGTTTTTACAAACTAATCTATCCCAAAATTCTCTGATTTGTTCGTAACCACCAAAACTCCAATCCCCAAGGTGAATAAGAATATCATCCTGTCCCACAACTTCGTTAATGTTATTAACAATTGCGGTATTCATCTTTTCAATAGTTGTAAAATCCCTTGTTTGTCCCACAGGAATTTCACCATTAGGTAGTCTCCAATTAGTCACACCACGACATATATTTTTGTGAGAGAAGTGAGAATCACTTGTCACCCAAACATTTGTATTTGTATCTATTTTTATCATAGGACAAAGATACGAAACTTTTTTTAATTACCAAAAAATATTTTAAGGAAAACAGAAGATGGGCGAGTGGACATCTGTTTTTACAATTGGCTTTACTTGAGATTTCTCCCCTCCTCACCCTTTCGGGTTTCCCAATCAACCTATTATTTATTCACATTCGTATTCGTACATAACACCCGTATCATAAAGAATTGAGTATAACATATGACTTGATACTTCGGGTTTAAATTTTTTCATCATAAAAACGCATTTATCACCATTTCCGTTTACACACTTCCAAGTATAACATACGTGACTTTCATATGTTGTTTTTTCAGGGTCATCATAAGTTTTAAACTTATATGTTCCAATTGTAATGTCCCAATCTTTCATAATTACAAACATATCTGTGGGTTTACTTGATGATGTTACCTTCCATTCGGTACCATTCCATTCACTTTTACTGGCAACAATAACTCTATTAAAATCTTGTGAATAACTAAATAAAGTTAGGAGTAGACTGACTACTATGAGTGTTACTTTTTTCATATTGTTTTAATGTTAATAAACAAATATAAATAAAAAACCCGAACTACCAAAGTCCGGGTTAATCTTTTTTCAAATTATTTTATTTTCCAAATTCCCCTTCAAATAGTGTTGTTGTTGTACTATTTTGTTCATTCCACGTATGATTTAATTCTGCCGTGTTATTTTCCATATTAAATATAAAATTACCTTCAGACCCTTCGTTATCTCCCCAACTTCCAAAATTTCTTGATAATTGTATTTCACACCAATTTTCAACAGGACCTGGTACTGGTTCACCATTTTCAAATCTATCTTCCAAATAACCGCTATCACCTGAACCATTATATTTTAATTCCATAATAGGTTCAACTTCAGTACAGTATTCTCTAATTGAATTAAATACCTCCATACCAATTTCATCATTTTCTGCGGAGAATTCTAAATTTCTTCCATTACCTGCTTCAATATATGTAATATAATGAATTAACGTAATTTCATTACTTACACAATCAATTTCAATTTCAATTCTACCATAATTAACATAATCGGGAAAATCTATATCATCTTGTCTTTTTTGTCCTGCAACCATAATCTTCTCAAGAATTGGTATTAATCCTTCAGGTACTTCAACAGAATAATTATTTGAAAAATTTGTAACTCTATCGAATCTAATATCAGAAATTTCATAAATTTCATAACCATCTTCAAGTTCAAGAAGTTCAATATCTCCTCGTTGTAATCCATATGATTGCAAATATCTTGAAACTTTTCTAAGGTATTTTTTATCTTCGGGTGTTAAAATTGATATACTTTGTTCCATAAACTATAAATATCTCTTTAATCTTCAAATTCTAATTTTAAAACTTTTATCATCCAAAGAGGTCTTTCATTTGATGAAATGTTATTAACCCACTCTTTGGCAGAAGGAATATATCCATTACAATCTTCCTTGACGTGTTGTTCCCCAACATATCTTGTATATACCGTTTTCCCATCAGAGTTTTTAAATTCCGTACCAAACCTCTGTTCCATTTCAAATATACCTTCGCTGTGATGTCTAAACATTCTATGTAAAGAATCTCCAAACCATCCTTTGGTTTCATCAAGCCATTCGTGCAGATGAATATAATCTTCCCATTTCCCACCAAATTTCTTGGCGGAACTCTTCGCGTGTAAATTTGGATGAGCCATATTATATTTCTTTAAGTATGTATTCGTGAGCAGAATCGGAGTTTGATTGAAACAACAATCTTGTTTTTTCAGCTTCGGCGTAATCTTCAAAATCTAACACCTCTCCGTGTGTATCTATTATTACTACAGGTACTTTAACACCCTTTTCGGTTAATTCCATTTTTTTAATTATTATCCACATATTATTTAATTATTTGTATTAAAATTATTATTATAGCCAAAAGTATTGAAATTAATGTTTTAATTGTAAATGGTTCTTTAAATAAAAGTGAACTCATTATACTAAAAACAATAATACCTATTCCAAAACCTATAAATCTTGATTGCCAAATTTCACCTCCAAAATATAAAACTAAACTTTTTACAGATTGAATATATAACCAACTTATTGGTATACTCACCAATAATAATATATACGGATGTTTCTCATACCAACCATATTTTACATTACCCTGTAACTGCAAAAAACTACCTATCTGTCCAAACAATCCATATAACACACCAAAAAATAAGTTATTCATAAAATAAAATTAGTAAAAATATTTGATATTACAAACTTTTTTTTGATATTTATAGTATATCTTCAAAAGAATGTCTTTTGGGATAATATATGAGAAATTGGTTAGTACGAGACGTGATATATCTCAAACCATAAAATTCTAAAATCAATTTATAGAGGAAATCGAGAGTCATTTGACTCCCATTTTTATTTTTAGTATGTTTGAACAAAATAAAATACTATGAAAAAAATTATTAAACATTTGACTTATTTTAGTCGTGAAATTCTAATTGTTTCCTTATCTTTGCTTTTATTCATTAATACCATCACACAAAGTAGTGAGAAAAAACTATATCATCTTCAATCAATTGAAAACAAACAATTAAGAAAAGAATCAGATAGCTTAAAAATGATTAATGATAGTTTAGTTAGTGATAACATCATTATGGAAATGGAATTATACAGACACGAAATGACGAGACAAGAAGTATTTTTAAAAAACCCAAAAGTTGGACAAGAATATGAATACTATTTAGGACACTACACAGAATAAAATATAATATATGAATATCGGACAAGAATTTACAAGTTATTACACCAAACATTTGGGTAAAGGTTCATTAGATTTACACAACTATGGTAATCAAATTGAATCATCTATGACTCCTTATATCCTTGAAGAACGGGAAATGAGGGCAACACAAATTGATATTTTTTCGAGGCTTATGCGCGATAGGATACTATGGGTTGCCGGTCCTGTTGATGATAGAATGTCTACTATTGTTCAGGCACAACTTATGTTCTTGGATAATACGGATAAAACTGATATTACTATGCATATTGACTCCGGTGGAGGCTCGGTTAAATCAGGTCTTTCTATGGTTGATGTGATGAATTACATCGGATGCGATATCAGGACAGTAAACACAGGAATGGCGGCTTCTATGGGTTCAGTATTGCTAGGTGCGGGTACAAAAGGTAAGAGAAGTTCTTTAAGATTTTCAAGAACGATGCTTCACCAATCATCAGGTGGTTTCCACGGAAATATTCAGGATGCCGAGATTGATATGAAGGAGTGGTACAAAATTAACAATACTCTTTTTGAACTTCTTGGTGAATATTGTGGTAAACCCGCAAAACAAGTTATGAAAGATGCCTCAAGGGATTTATGGTTAGATAGTCAGGAATCTTTAGATTATGGTATTATTGATGAAATTGTTAAAACCAAAAAGAAGTAACAAAAAAAAGGGTGTCTTTCGACACCCTCCTTTTAGATTTTGGAACACCCCCTTTTTTTTAAGAATCACCGTTTATACTAAAGAGTTTTACCTCTATAGATTAACTTGTTGCAACTGCGGGTTGAGGCTCAGCATTTTTGAGTCCACCCAAACTTGCAGAAACTTTTTTAGCGTTATCACCAATTTTACCAAATAAACCACAAACAGTCTCAGCCAAACCCCCTTCAAGTTTTTGAGCTAAAGGACTTTCATTTATTGTGTCTAATAAAGTATTTCTAATTAAATCAAAACCAAAACCACCTAAACCCTTTTCTTTTTGGAAAGTCATAACTACTCCCTCAACAAGAGCTTCTGCCAAAATTTTTGTCATTTCTTTACAATTACTGAAAGCTTTAACAATTCTTGCAGGGTTTCTTGTAACAAATGAAATAATAACATTTTTCCAATATCCAGATAAACCAATTGAACTTAAAAAAGAATTAACAAAAGGTTCCACAAAAGTTTCAACACCCCCACCAATTATATTACCAAATAAACCTTTAAACATTCCTGTTAAATCAAAATCTTCTTTAATTAAACCAGTTTGTTGTAAATAGTTTATTTCATTCATCAATCTGAAACTCATATTGAGTTTCTTTTTCTCTGAAAGTGAATTAAAGTTTTTAATATTATCGGTATTTTCAAATATTACCAATAATCTACTTTTAATTATTTTTTCTTCAATTAAAAGAGTGTCTTTTTTTTCTTTAGCCTCAATTATTGCTTTTCTAATTTGTTTTTTCATAAAAATATTGTTATGTTATTCTATATGGATTAGTTCTTTCAGGTGAAGTACCGATTGAATTATTTTCCCCTGAGAAGAAATCAATAATGTCGTCCATTTTTCTTGAACCACCCATAAGACCTAATTTCCAACTACCTTGACATTTTCCTTGAGTTTTTGAAATGTTTTTAGAACAGAATTTTCTCTTACAAGATTGAACGTCTTTTTTCATTTGAGTAAATGCGGTTGTTGTTGCGTCTACACCATTTTCATATGCTTCCATATAATTCTTTAAAAAGTCTTTACAGGTGTCATTATCAATTTTTCTATATCCTGATTCAGTACTAACAACATCTTTTGATGCTTGTCTAATTTTACTTAAACATTCAGGACTAACAAATATTTTTAACCCTTCTGTCACACCATATTCTGCACCTCCAACAACATTTTCTAAAGACCATTTCGGCTCACTCAAAGGCTCTTCTCCTTGGAATGCCCAACAAAAACCTTGTGATGGTTGTTTTAATTTTCTTTGGAATCTTGCTCCGTATCTATTGGTTAAAAAATCAATAACCTCAGTTTGTTCTTGTGAGCCAGCACCACCTACAGTAATTCCTTTCTTTTTGAAATATTGTACACCATTAATTGTCTTTTGCTCGTAGAATTTAGGGTCAGTAAGGTTTATACCCGCAGCTTTGGCCTCATCATACGTCATCCAACCACCTGCGTCAACTTCTTGTTTACCTGCAGTCGCACTAAAATCATCCGCCTGTGCAGTTAATCCCGCACATTTCCACTTATATGTTCCTTTTTTAACCCAATTATTATTTGCTGCCTTTGTTCCATCATATACATCATAAGTCATATCACTTTTATATACAAGAACATCACCTGTAACATATTTTGGTTTGTTGGTAACAGCACTTAACGGGCCGTCTTTGGCTGCGGTAATCTTAATTGCACGACTTCCACTTACTCTAACAAAAGCACCATTTTTTAATGTGGGACAAACATTTTTGGCTTTTTTGATAAGGTCGTCACCTGTTGGTGCGGTTATCTGCTCGGATAAAACTAATTTATTTTTTAATCTATTTTCTAAAATAGATTTAAAACTTTTATGTTTATCTAATATTTCTTTTTTTTCTGTTTCTGAAATTATAAATTTTTTCATTTTTTTCTTATATTTTAAGCCTCATCAGCATCATCCGCCGATTGTGTTGATTGATTTGAAGTAGTATCTTCCTCATTATCATCTTGAAATGGAGATGGTGTTGTTCCACCACCACAAACTTTATCTACAGTATCTTGTGTAATTTCTGTTCCTGTAAGTCCTTTGGCTTCTAAAGCTGCTTGTGTTTTAGGTCCAAACGCACTATCTGATGCAACACCTAAACATCCTTGAACTTTTCTAATTGTTTCATTTTTACAATACATAGCAATTGGGAAAGTATCAGGACAAGATTTATATTGACTTGGCTGAGGTACTGGTGTAACATCTGGTGGAGGTGGTGGTGGTTCTTCTCCGTGTAGTTTAGTCCAAATCCAAGAAACAGCCGCGATAGATAGTCCTATTCCTGCGCCCCATTTTAACATTTTTTTCCAATTCCAGTTTTTACCTTCAGGTGGCAATTGTTTAATTCCTTTTCCTCCGTCATCAATATCTTTTTGCGTTCGTGGTGCTTTTGGTTCAAATTTAGCAGCTTTTAATTTATTTGTTGCGGTGATATCATCTTTAATTACCTTAACTTCATCCGCAGTTAAAGGACCTCCCTTTATTTTACTATCCGCAGCAATTTTTCTTAATGCATCTACTTTAGACACATCTTTAGCTGCAGGACCAAGTGTTCCTTTAGGAAACCCATTTTTTATATCTTCCTCAAAAGCCTTTGCTAATTGTTTTTCAAAACTTTTAGCATCCATCTTAAGTAATTTTGCAATTTCATCAATTTCTTTTGTAATCTTCATCTCATTTCTTAATGATTCAACGGATTTGAATGCTGCCTCAACATCTCTTAATGTTGCGGCTGGAGAAGGACCCGCCTCATTTAAACTATTTTCAACATTTTTTAAATTTTCAGATAATGTTAATTTTGTATTATAACTTGAAAGAGTTAAATATCTTTCCAGTTGTTCTTTTAATGTTTGTTTCATATTGTGTTTATTTTATTTAATTTTTAACCCCATCCATCTGCAAAACTACCGTATTTTTCTTCATAATTTTTTATTGATGGTTGTGATAGTTCCGCTAGTTTCATTTCATCATCACCAATACCATAATACATCTGAGCACCTTTTTTTATTCCTGTTTCCAAACCATAAACAATACCAGCAGTTTTTAAAGTTTCTTTTCCTGCAACTTTTGCAAATTGTTTTGTTCCTGCGACCGTTGGTAATGAAGATTTGACTTTTTGTATAAAAGAAGATACATTTCCCATTATTCCCTCAATAAATTTTGCACCACTTGGAAATCTTGGTTTAAGATAATCAATTGCTTTTTGAAGGAATCCAGGAACTTTATCTATATTTTTCTCCATCGTTATAATAGTTGATTTCAACTCAGGATTTTTCGCCATCGCTGCGGCTAATTGCTCGGTACTTTTTAAACCTGCAGTTCCCGCTTGAATAGCTTTTCTAGCACCAACTGCGGTAACACCTGCAACAACTAAACCTAAAGCATCACAACCAACCATAAGTATTCTTAACCATAACGGCATTTCTTCTTCGTAATTATTAGTTGCAATTTCGTAGATATCAAGAGCCACAATTATTGCCCAAGGTATCCACTGAACCGCTTTACCAATTCCCGACGCAACCAAAATACCATCTAAAATCATACCGACAGGGTGATACATAGCACTTCTGATACTACGAGCAAGATATATAACACCTTTACCTATTATATCAAGTATTTTAGTCCATTCTCCATTAGAAATTGCGGAAACTAATTGTTTTCCACCTGAATACGCTTTTGATACAAAAGTTTTAACTCCACTAACCGCTTCCTCACCTTTTTTAACTGTCCAATCACCAAAACCCTTTACAGCGTTTTTTGTTGCATCCCAAGCATCTCCTAACCAATTTTCTTTTATAATTTCTCTTACGGATTCCTTAAGAAAAGAAATATCTTGAATTGATTCAGTTATTATTAACTTATCCAAATCATTTAAAACACTTTCTTTTATTTGTTTCGAAATGCCTGATACAGATTCAAAAGAATGTTTTAAAAAAAACTTAAAGTTTTCAAAATTTTCAAAAATATTACCTAATTTGGTTTTATTTCTAATATCATATAATTCATCTAAAAAAATACAAAAATTTTCATCAGGTGAAAGCCATTCTTTAATAACAAAATCAGAAGTTTCATCAGTAATGGTTTCCAAAACTGCATGATGTTTTTGTACACCATACATTTGTTGTATATTTCTTTTTTCTCCTTCAGTTATAAAAAATTTTCCCATTAGTATTTTAACTCTTCTTAAGTTTTTTTATTTATAAATATATCAATTGTTAATAAAACAGTGAATTTGCGTGACCTCTTTGAACGTCAGAATTCCAAACGTATTTAACATCATTCATATATGTTTTACCAAATTTTCTTCCTGATTCCCACTTTTTAGGTGTTTTTCCACTTCCTCCGCTTGGTGCCGAAGCTCCGGCAGCCGCCGCATCCTGTTCAGTAAATTCTTCTTTACTTTCAGATTTAGTATTATTTTTATAAAATTTGATTAAAAAATCTACGTCTAAATTCATAACTTATAAATATCAGTAAAATTCGGATTTCGGTATTGATTTAGAATTTATTGTATAATATTCATTTAAGAAAGATATTAATATGTCTTCATCTAATTCAGTTTCATCTGTAGTAGGTTCATCTTCGTCATCGTCTTCAAAAAAATCAAATGATTCTGTCTCTAATTCATATCCGTATTCTTCTGCTAATGTGTAGTCAATTTGGTCGTTTCTTAAAACATCCTCGTTATCATCTATTGTTCTGAAACTTACTTCTAATATATTTGAATCTGTATTGAGGAAGTAAGATATTATTTCTTTAATTTCCATATGGTTTGTTTTATAAAGAAATATCACAAAATATATGAAAATCTATATTTGCATAAAAAAACCCTCCGTTTTGGAGGGTTAATTTTTTAATTATATCTATTCATTCGGTTGAACATCTCATTTATCTTTGTTTTTTGTGTGATAAATGATTCTTTAATATCTTCATCAATTTCTTCCCAATCAATATCTTCAACATCACCCATTTTTCTTTTCATTCTTTTTGGTGCTGTGTCTCTTTCTCCGTAATCTACTAAATCATAAAATTTATCGCTATAATCTGTAAAATCATCATAATCATTTGTATCATAAAAACCTTCTTCCATTTCTTGCTCATTACGAGTATATGGTCCTTGAGCTTGATTAGGCCCATCAGATTTAAAATCATACGCCTCAAAATCAATATCAGAATATAATGGACTTGGTCCTGAAATTTCATCTAACTCATCAGAAAATGCAGATTCCATTTGTTCGTATTCAACTTCTTCGTCTGTGTAATCAAATTTATTTTTTGATTTATTAAATGGTTTTGCAACATCATAAATCCCTTCTTCTTCCATATCTTCTTCCATATATCCTCTTCCACATTCCATACATTCTCCTTCCATTAATGGTGAACCACATTCAGAACATACTTCTTTTGATTCTTTCATATAAATTTTATTGTTATATGAACTAACTTCGCCTGAACCATTAACGGTAATGCCTTCTTTATCGTTTGCAAAATCTTGAACGTAAAGTGGTTGTTCGTTTTGAACTTCGTTCTGCATTCTTTTGTATCCGTTATAAACTTCTCTGTGTTTACCTAAAATGTCTGACTTCTCATCATTTGATAATTGTCCTAAAGTATAAAATCTCATAATATATTATTTTATAATAAATACATTCTTATTTGAGAAATTATTGATTATTGATTTTATTTCTTTTATCTTTGTGGAAACAAGTTGAATTCTTTTTTTTCTGATAGTTTATTGGTAGTTTACTAGAGAACTAATTTGAATTCACTTGTTTTTTTAAATTTAAACATTAACAAAATTACAAAACGATGCAAACATTAGTATTTGACACAACATTAAAGACAGTTAAAGTCTATGAGACGGATACAGAATCAAAAATTCTTTATCAATTTGGTAACATTCCAACAGTAAAAGTAAAAGAAGAAGGACAGTATTATGAAGTTATTCAAAAAGGTATTGATATGATGACTTCCGAAGAAAGAAGTCTTCCAATCGCAAGATTCCCTATCGCTAATACAAATATGCTTATTGAAAAATAATGCCGAACTTTGAAAAAATATTGAATGAGAATATCTCTCACAGTATGATTCTTGATAGAGATGGGATTTTAAAAGCTCTCAAAATTTCATATGAAATTGGTAAAGTAGAGGCTTTAGAATCCCTTCTTTCTTTTGATATTTCCGCAGAATTAAAAGAAAAAATAATTAAGGAATTATATTAGATGAAATTTCCGTAAAAATCCCACATTTTAATTGCCAATTTTCTAATATTAGAATTAACATTATCAACTGAAACTTCTTTTCCCTTCGATTCCAGATATTTCATAGTGCCTCTAATCATCATACTTTTAACACTGTCAGCCATATCTAAAACTTGTTCAAACGCTTCTTTATCGGGTGGATTTTCGCCGTAGTATCTATCAATATGTTCCCTACCTGCATAAAGTAATGGAGACGCCGCAAACATATTAGTAATTCCACTTTCTCTAACTTTCATAAGAAAATCTCTTACATCTCTATGTTTAAAATATTTTAATAAATCTCCATTATCCCTTAACCAATCTTCTGCGGACTCATCTATGTTCTTTTTTTTTACGTGTTTCCAAACATCGTAGTTTGATAAGATAGATAAACTACTTCCGTTGTCCCATTTTACGGTGAGAATTTTATTACCATCCTCAAATGGGTCATTTGCGATATGTGTAACAGTTCCTTCTGTACCGGGGTTAACAGTTGTCTCGCCTTCCATATGGTATAGAATAATTCTATCTCCAAGGTTTAATTCAGGATTTTTTGCACTTTTCATAACAATAAATATTATAATTATATTTATATAAATATGAACTTTTTAATAACAGAAACACAATTAAAATTTTTAGTTGAAGGAATTTCAAGTCCAAGGGTCGTTGAATCTTTGAGAAAGATGAATTCATTCACAAATAGAATGGTTAATAAGGTTGGGAAAAAATACGGACTTAATTTAAGATTATTAACTACTTGGGGTCCGGCGGTTGGTGGACTTGTTATGCCACTTGATAATTTTATTAGAACGGGTGAATTTAATTTGGATGATAATCAAATTGCATTAATATTATGTGGAGCGGCTGCCACATTATTTTTTGATAATAAACCTTTAATGAGGGAATTGGTTAAAAAAATTAAAGAAGAGGGTATTGAGGACGCTTTTAAAGCGGTTTTACGTAAAGGAAAGGATTTGAAATATGCTTTCACAACATTTATTGAATCTTTAAATGTTACAATCAATAGTGCATCTGAAATATTATCTTACGCATTTTTATTACCAATTATTCCTGATATTCAAAGTATGATTGCAAGAAGTGCTGACTTAACTAAAACGGCAACTTTAATTGGTGAAAGAATGGGTGCTTCGGGTTTGATTTTGATTAGTTCTGCCGCCCTTATATCGATATTGAATAAAATATTAAAAAGATTATCTTAATTTCCAAAATTGGCAATTTTCTTTTTTAACTTATCAATATGTTTTTGTTTTAATCTGTGATTTTTTTTATTTTTTCTAAACCATTCATCCATCACAGATTCCAAACTTCTTTTTTCTGCTCTTGCTCTTCTCATAAATCCGTTGTATTGAGCTTCTAATTCGTGTTGTTGAGTATAATAATCATATGGTTTTTCTGGGTCTTCAGGAAATTCATAACCACTTTCGTGTTGAACCATATGTGTTAATTCGTGAGTAAGGGTTTCATTTAATTCACCTGTTAAATCTTGTAGGTATTCTCTGCCTTCATTTGGATTGATTGTTATTGTAATTTTAATAATATCTTCATCTCTATAATAATCTGCGTCCAATTCATATCCCGAAATAGATTCATCTTCAATAATATTTAATTCAACTGAAAATTCTGTATCTAATTGCGTAAAACTATATAACATATCTCCACCACTTACATCTTCGGGTAAGGAAAATTCTCCTTCTTGTCCAAACTTTAAAAATTGTATAATATCTGCGGTTATTTTTCTAACAACGCTGTCTAATTTACCTTCAACAATTAAATTTTCGTTCATAGTTTCTTGTTCAGGGTACAAATTTACAACTTTATTACAAAATACCAAATAATCTTGCCCCCAATATTGTAAAAAATTTTCTAAAATTACATCAACATCATTAGATAATCTCAAATAAAAAGTGGATTGGTTAATTGAGCTTGGATTGTTAATAACTTTTTCACCGGGTATTAGATTTTTCATAACTTTATCAGTATCCGCATCTCCCGATGGAACTATGTAGATTGTATACATAAGATATTTAACATATTCCCCCCTCCTAATTAAACTCCTAAAATCTGTTAATTCAATTTTGATTGTTATTGGATAAAAATTATCAATCAAAGGATAATTAACACTAAATGTGTGAGTTTTAAGGAATTTATTAACTCTTGCCAATAACTTATCTTGTGAAAATTCATTTTCCATATCACTATAAATACCGAAAAAATAATAAGTGTTTTAGTTGATTGAGATTTTTAATTTTCTTACTTTTTTAAAAAATATATTGTATGTCGAGAATAGATGAATTAAAAAAACAACACCCACAATTTAACATAAATTATTTTGATATTTTCAGGAGGTTAGATATTTCAAAATCAGGTAAATATATGCCAGTAATATCACATATGGTTAATGAATCATTAAAAAAAAGGGTTGAGCACAGAAGTGAGTTAGATTCTGTAAAATCAAGATGTGAGGAATATGGATTTGATTATAAGGGACTGAATGAGTATGAAATTATTGTCTCATATCTCATATTAGATTATGTTACTTCAAGAGATTGGGATATTATGAGAGAATTTATGGAGTATATGGAAAGGGGGGTTATTGATAATAAGGATATTTTAACATATAAAAATATGGAAGATGTTAGAGCCGCAGTATCATCCGCAACCTTAAAATTATACTCAAAAGAACTTCAAAATCAAATTCATAAAGAGTTTGAAGATGATACTTGGATTGCGGTTAGGCCACTTTCATTTGAAGCGTCTGCAAAATACGGGGCATCCACCAAATGGTGCACCACATACAAAAAAGAAAAAGAATATTTTGCAAAATATTTTTCAAGAGGTGTGTTGGTTTATTTTATCAATAAAATTACAGGTTATAAATTCGCATTATATAGCGAAGTTTATGATATAGATAATGAAATTTCATTTTGGAACGCTGAAGACACAAGAGTTGATTTTTTACAATTAGATATTGACTCATATCTATTACCAATTATTAAAAACTTGGCGACTTGTAAGATAAAGAATAGTGAGATGTTGCATCCTGATGATTTAGATAAAGTTTTAGTTGATTGTAAATATTTTTTATACAAAAGCAGTTTGGTGGAAGGAATAGATTTGGCAGAAGGGCCTATGCAACCGGTGGCGGGTATTACTATGAGATATGCCAATAATGCTAATAATACTCTAACAATTAATCATCCCCCTTATCCCGATGATTACGAATATGAGGAGGTTGTTGGAGACGTTGAAGTATCGACGGCAACTCTTATACGACCAGCAGGTGATTACATAGTATACGGTAACCCAAATCAATTTAGAATAACAAGGACAGATAATGGCGAAGTTCAATTAACAAGTGCATAAGTTTTAATTTTACCAGATATTTATTTCATATGCAAAATCTGCAAGAGCTATACGACAAATACCAAGTAACGGAAAAAAACATATCAACAGGTAATTTATCCCGACTTGAAAAAACAATAACTGAATTAGATAAGTTAGACAAGGTGTTATTACTCGCCTGCTCCAACAGATATAATTGGAATAAGGATGACGTTGATATACCAAAATCAACAATTCTCGCTATGATAATTCAGGAAGCTCTTGGAGATAAAGCAACTCTAATAGATGTTCCTGAATTAACCATTCACCCTTGTGAAGGAAATGTTTCAAGAAAAGATGGTAACTCCTGTGGATTGAAAAAAGCGTTACTTAAAGATGATAAAAAAAATCCATCGGGATTTCACAGATGTTGGGCTAGTCTTAATAATAGCGATGACGAACTTTGGAGAATTTCAAAAGAATTATTTGAATCAAACGCAGTTATATTTTTTACTTCCGTAAGATGGGGACAAGCAAGTATGTTCTACCAAAAACTTATTGAGAGATTAACTTGGATTGAAAATAGACACGACACTCTTGGTGAATCAAATATAATTAAAGATATTGAGAGTGGTTTTATCTGCACAGGACAAAACTGGCACGGGTTAGATGTTGTTGAAACTCAAAGAAAAGTTCATTCTTTTTATGGTTTCAAACCTAACGATAAGTTTTATTGGAATTGGCAATACACAAGTAAAGTTACTGATGAAACTCAAACATCTTATAAAGATTCATTCGGTGCTTTCGCCAAAAAGTTTGGATTGGATAAGTTATATTAATCCAATCAAATTTTCCGTTAATAGTTTTTGGTTTGGAATTTTGATATTCCAATTTATATTGTCCCGTTTTTTTAATGTATTTTAAAATCTCCTCTGTAATTGGATATTCCCTAATGCAATCGGCAATATTAGGATTGGTGGGGTAGTATTTGTAATAACCTATATTTTTTATTTTATTTTCCAAGCCAATCAATATTTGTTTTTATTAATTGGCTTAATATAGCGGACGACTGTTAAATTGAATACTAATAAGTTTTTTAACACCTAAACTATTAATAAAGTCTTTAATATCTTTACTAATAGTTTTAGAAACATAATAACCACTAGGTAAATCGGGGTCAATATCTAAAAATATAGACATCTCCATTGGTAAATGTTCTTTTGGTTTTATATCGTATATTGAAATAGTGACTGGTTCGTACCCTTCTTGTGACGCAAAATGTCTATTAACTTTTGGAGTAATCACAGTATCCAAATAAATTTTCAAATATTTTTTTAATTTACTAATTTCCATAATTACCAAGTTCTACAAGCCCAATATCTTGCTTTCCAGCGAGGTCCGGGGTTATCACAATTCATTCTCGCCCTAAATGACTTTCTTCTTGCAGGATTGTTCTTTTTAATAGTCATTCTTTTTCCGTGTGCTGATTTACCACCAAACCCGAAATTAACTTTGACTACATTTCCTTTGTCGTTCTTAACATACACTTTCGATTTTTTAACATCGCCCTGCATAACCTTACCCAACTGAACTTTTCTACCTTTATATTCCGCCTCATTCAAATTATTATCATCAGCGATAAAATCTGTTATTTCCACAGAACCATACTCATCTTCATATATGATATTTTCTCTTTCTTTAATTATATTATTTAACGCTTCTCTAATAATAAACTTTAAATTCTCCATATAGTGTATTTTCTAAATAAATACTTCTATATTTCACAATATGAAATCATTTTTTGTCTTATTAGTCCTAATTGGTAAAATTTATTTAGGTGCGAGAATAATGTGGTGGGTATTCTTAAAATTTTCCGCACCCGAACTACACAATATTAGTGAAATTGATGTATATGTTGTCCTTTTGATATTTGATATATGGATTGGGGGACAATCTGTTGAAATTGAGAGAATAAAAAAAAATTAGTATCTCCTTTTAATAACTTAAATACTTATTAGTAAATAAACAAAGCAAATATACGAAAATGTTATTAAAAAAAGGCTCACAAGGCGAAGAAGTTAAAAAAATTCAACAAAAGTTGGGTTTGGTTGCCGATGGAATATTCGGCGCAGGAACCGAGCAAGCGGTAAAAACTTGGCAATCACAAAACGGATTGATTAATGATGGTGTTATTGGTGTAAACACTTGGGACAAGATGTTTCCAAAGGTAGTTGCCCCACCCGCACCTGCACCAGTATCATCTGGAACATTAAAATTCGAAAATTTAAGAGATTACATACCTGCAAATGTATTGGCACAAATTCCCGATACAATTACAAAATTTCAAATTAACACACCTTTAAGACTTGCACACTTTTTATCACAGTGTGCTCACGAATCAGGTAAATTTAAAATTACAGAGGAAAATCTTAACTATTCTGCTGATGGTTTAAGAAAAACTTTTACAAAATATTTTCCTGGTACTCTCGCAGAATCATACGCAAAACAACCTGAAAAAATTGCATCAAAAGTTTATGGTGCAAGAATGGGAAATGGTGATGAAACTACAAAAGAAGGGTATAAATTCCGTGGCCGAGGTTATATACAATTAACTGGTAAAGATAATTATAAATCATTTGGGCAATCTATAAATGAGGATATTATTTCTAATCCGGATTTAGTTGCCTCAAAATATCCATTACTTTCAGCTGCTTGGTTCTTTCAAAGATGTTTAACAAAATGTGATGTAGGAGCAACAAAAGATGCTGTTATTGGTGTAACAAAATGTGTAAACGGTGGAACTAATGGTTTGGATGATAGACTTGAATATTTTAACCAATTTTACTTCCTTTTAAAGTAAAAACTTGATTTTATAAAAAAAATGTGATATTTATTTCTTACATCACTCCTTTTTGAGAGTGTCTCATATATCAATCCTAAAAGACTCGCAAAAAAATAATTTTGACGAGTCTTTTTTTTTTCTTATCTTTGTTGTAAAATAAATTTTATATGCCATTATTACAAAAACCAACCAACATTTACCACACGGGTGAACAAAATACTGGAGGAGCAAAAGATTCTTGGATGAATGAGTTTGAGGATATGTTTAAGACAGAACTTGGTGAGAAAGTTGTCGAGGAAACATTAAAACAAGATAAAACACAAGAATTTACGGAACCCGAAAAGGTTGTGGAACCAACTATTGATGAACTTTCATATGATGAAAAGTTAGAATTTATGAAAAAATTTGCGAAAGAATTTAATTTGGAATTTACGATGAAAGTCACGCCCTCTATACCTGTAAATTCAACTCCCTCTGTAACCCCAACTATTGAACCTGTAAAAGAAGAGGAAGTAATTGAACCTGAACCTGTTAAAGAAGAAGTTAAGGTTGAAACTCCAAAACAAACGGAAAAGCCGATTACCTTTAATTTTGAAAAACCTGAAGGGTGGAATAAGAAAAGAAGTAGAATGAGTTTTTCTAAAGTTTTTTTTAATGGATTATTCGGTATTGATATGGACCCATCTGATTTTAGAAGATATGAGAAATTTATGGATAATTTTAAACCAGTACTTATTATTTTATTAATTGCGGGACTTATTATTTCAGGTTATTACTTTAAGGTTGATTATAAAAATACAGGAAAAAAAGTAACACTTATTGATAGGACTTTTAATTTTTTTGTTGATACGTATGATAAATGGACAGGAAGAGATAAAAAATATAACCCTACTTATACAATAAAAGATTATAATCAGGACACACCTGTAACCGAAACATTTAATATTAATTATCAACCATATTATCTTGATTCACTTAATAAAATAGACACAATTAAAATAGATACTACTCAAATTTCAAGTGATTGGGAAAAAGAATATCAACAATTAAATAATTAAACTTATGAGAAAATTTATAAAATCTTTAACGAATTTTTGGACTTTTAGAAAAGTAATTTGGAATTTCAGGTGGTGGGATTACTATTTCACTTTGGATGTATTAAAAGTGTGTTTGAAAGAGATGTCCGACAATCTTGAAACAAAGGGTATTGAAGTTGATGAACCGAGAATTAAAAAAGTTGCCAAAATGAGAAGAGCAATTGAGATTATGAATAATATGAAGGGTGTTCAACATATTGAAATGGCAGAAAAAGAACTTGGTGAATTACATATTGAACCATTTCAATTTAAACCATCTGAATCGCATCCCGGTTCATTTGAATTAGTTGATAATAAAAAACCTGAACAAAAAGAACATAATAATAAAGTTTATGCAAGAGCTCGTGAAATAGAAGAACAAGAGTGGACGGAACTTTGGGAGATATTCAAAGGACAAGATAATTCCAAATATAAACCTAAAAAACAAGATTGGAATGATTGGTTTGACGGGACGGGAGCCCGCGGATGGTGGGATTAATATTAAAAAAATTTATAATATGTGGAAAATATATTTAGTAATATTTGTTATTACAGCAATTATTTCCTATCTTTGGACAATAGGGATTGATAAAATGAAGGATAAACACCCTGACTATAAGGGTGATGACTTTTTAAATTTTGAAGAAGATGAAGACTATAAAATTCATAAGTGATACTCACGGAAAACACGAATATCTCACAAGTAAGGGTATGGGAAACATTTTAGGTAGTGGCGATATTTTAATTCACTGCGGAGATGTAACTAATATGGGAAGAAGTCACGAAATCAAGGAATTTTTAGATTGGTTTAGTAATACTCCATTTACTCACAAGGTATTTATCGCAGGAAACCACGATTTTGGATTCCAATATGCAGATACAATTGCACCTGAATATATTGAGAAAGGTGTTCATTACCTTTTTGATAGTAGTGTTGAAATTGATGGGATAAAATTTTATGGTAGTCCTTGGCAACCTGAATTTTATGATTGGGCGTTTAATCTTCCAAGAGGAGAAAAACTTGCTGAAAAGTGGGCTAAAATACCGGGTAATACTGATATTCTTATAACTCACGGACCATCATTTAGAATGTTAGACCACACCATAAGTGGGCAAATGGTTGGGGATGAAGATTTATTTAACAGAATTATGGAAATTCAACCAAAAATTCACGCGTGCGGGCACATCCATTGGGCTTACGGACAAAAGAGTTTTAATGATGTTGATTTTATAAATGCTTCCGTTCTTAATGAAAGATATGAACACGAAAACAAACCTATTGTTGTTAATTTTGATGAAAACACCAAATTATTTGATTACATTTAAAAAAAATTAAAATGAAAACATTAAAAGCGTTAAAACACTGGATTAAGGGCTATAGATTACACCCAAAAGAAGCCAGAAGAATTGAAGACTTGTGGAATAATATTAAAATTGGAGTAATAACAATATTAGTCGTTTCACTAATAATTTGGTTATTATTAGGTATTGGTTTTTTTGATACAAAGGTTGGATTAAATAATTAAAAATGACACCACAGGAGGCGTATAAAAACTATTACAGATATTGTAGAGATACAGAAACTTGGACTTCTGATTTTATTAAACATAATCTCAAGAAGAGTTGGATTGACTATGAGGAGTTTAATTTTGAGGAGTTCAAGGATAAGATATTAACTGATGATAAGTTTAATGAGCGGTGGGGTAATGGATGTAGAGAAGAGTTAAAAAAATAAGATTATGAATGAACTTTATCAACAAATTAAGAGCGAATGTGAATTACCGGTCGCACTATTAAGATACACATACAAAGATTTTGAAGGCGTGTTACATCCATTTGCTAGTATTCATATTAGTTTTAAAGATAGCGATGAAATCAACATTCAAAAAATGGAAAACGTAAAAAGTAAGTATGGAGAATTTTTTATGTTCTTTAATAATAGTAAGGAAGGTAGAGAATTTTGGAAAAATAACCCAATAACAATAACACAAAAACAATAGAAAGTTATGACAAACGAACAATTTATTTATTGGTTGAAAGGATATATGGCAGCACAAATTGACTGTCAGATTAAGACTGATATTGAGAAAGCACTTGCAAGCGTAGGAATTAAGTCTACTAGTACACTCATGGGTTAATTACCAAAACTTATAAGGGTTAAAAAAACTATAACAATAGAAAGTTATGAATAAAAAATATGAAGAATAGACAAGTTATTAAAGTAGAAGTGCCAAAAGAAATCTGGGATGCTGATATGTCAATATGGAATGTATTGTTCGGAAGAAGAGATATTATGGGTGCTTGGATGAAGAGTATAGTAAGCGTAGTTAATCAGATAAAACATTAAACAAAATAGAAAGTTATGAATAGTGAAATAATAAAGAATAAACTTGGTGATGAATCTATGTGGAATCAGCCAGGGTTTCCCGAAGGTTTTGATAAATTCATTGAGGATAAAACATCTCCCATAGGCGAAGGAAATGGCCCGTGGAAATACATCATTCCATTAAATGAATTAACCATTAACGCATCTCAAGTAGAACAACCCGTGTTTGTATATAATGGACGTGTATATCAATCTCAAATTAGAAAAGCACCTTTATTAAGAACTCACGAATTAGATAAAAACTTTTCAAATCTTGAGGATAATTTGCAAATAAAAAAAGAGTTGGAGGATTTTATAAACAACAACTACACCCATATCTACCAAGTTATTGAGGAGAGAATGGCATCCTTTGTTGGTGATAATAGAGTAATGAATGAAGTTACATACATTATTAGAGGCGTTAAAATAATTTAATTATGAATATAGATAACAAATACATTATTAATGGTATTTCCATTGACAAAACAAAATATGGGTATAGAGTATTCACAATACCAACCCAACACTTTAACATAGTTAATTTGGATGAATTAACAAATGAAAGATTTGAAGAGGCGATAAAATTCCAAAATGAAGGAGAGGATTTAGAAAATCAACTTATAAAATTAATGTATGAAAATGAATAATATAGACAAAAAGTTTTACACAAGATTATCTGAAAGTCACAGACCTGATTTGCAACCTAATGGTAAAATAGTAAAATGTATTGGTGATAAAGGTAATGGATATTTAGTCGTTACTACTGATGAAGAAATGGTGCCTAATACTTGGATAACTCACAAATCTCAACTTAAAGAAATAATATAAAAGTTATGAAAAAAATTTTATTTGTATTAGCATTAATAGTATCATTATCATCTTGTTATGTTGAACCCCCATATTATTCGCAGTGTGGGGAAGTTGTTGGACCGGGATTTGTTCAGTATACAAGTTGGGGTTATAGATATTATCTACCAGTTAGAATGTGTAATGGATTTGTTATGGATGTCCTCGTTGACCAATTTACTTTTAACAACGCGGGACCTGGAATGAGAATTTGTTATTAATGAAAAAATACCTTATCTTTGTATTATGAAAAATTTACTACTACTATTAACAGTTACAACTATTTTAAGTTGTTCCAAAAATGATGAAATTTCAAGACAAACGAGCAACGATGTTCCTCAAGTTCAAATTGGTTCACAAATTTGGGCTAAAAGAAATCTTGACGTATCAACCTACAGAAATGGAGATACAATCCCACAAGTAACCGACCCAACAGAATGGAGAAATTTAACCACAGGTGCTTGGTGTTATTATAATAATGACCCGGCGATGGGAGAAATTTATGGAAAGTTATATAATTGGGAAGCCGTTTCCGACCCAAGAGGGCTCGCACCTCAAGGGTGGAAAATACCATCAGATTCGGATTGGACAATTCTAACTAATTATTTAGGTGGAGACACAATATCGGCAGGAAAGTTGAAAGAAATTGGAACTGCACATTGGTTAATTAATCAATTTGGAACAAATTCAACAGGATTTAACGCATTATCTGGTGGTGTTAGAGGAGAAGATGGCGCTTTTGTGTTTTTAAATAGTAACAGTAATTGGTGGTCGAATACTTATAGAGCCCCTTACCATTGTTTTTTAGGTGGCGGAATAATAAGAAGTATGTATGCGGATAGTCCTTATAATCAAAATAAATTATACAGATGGAGTATGAATTATTTCTACGGTGCATCTGTTAGATGTTTAAAAAATTAACTATATTTGTATTATGGAAAATAAAAAATCTTTAGATGAATTGGAAGACTCAGGTGATTTGATGGAATATCTTAAGTCAGAGAGGTTCCAACAAGAAATGCTCAAAAGAATAAAAGAGAGTACTTGGGAAGAAGGACTTCCTATGATTTATATGGATAAAGAGGGTTGGTTGGTTAAAGAGTGGAAAGACGGAAAAATTGAAAAAGTAAAAAAATTACAATGAAAAAATTATTCTTGGACGACATCAGGGTTCCTTTTGACTGCGCAAAATATATGCGTCCTGATGACTTAAAATATATGTATGAGGATGAGCAGTGGGATATTGTAAGAACTTATAATGATTTTGTTGGGTATATTGAACATTTCGGTGTACCTGATTTAATCTCATTTGACCACGACTTAGCTGACGAACACTACTCACCTATGATGTATGATAATAGTTCATTATATAATCAGTTGTATGATGAATTCAAAGAAAAAACTGGTTATGACTGCGCCAAATGGTTATGTAATTACTGTTCTGAAAACGGAATTCCACTTCCAACATATTTGGTGCATTCTATGAATCCTGTCGGTAGGGATAATATCTTGGGAGTTTTTAAAAACTTTGAAAGGTTTGAAAAAAGGGTGAAGTAATTTTCACCTTTTTTTTATATTTATTGTTTATGGAGAATGCAAGTTTATTTCACAACTATTCAAAAAAACATTTGGCTTTTATTATAAGTGAGCTCATTAATAATAACTTTGATTTTACTGACCCATACGCGGATGATTATAATATAAACATTCTTGAGGATGCGGTAAAACCATTTGGTGAATCAATATCAGATATTGATATGGAGTTTTTCGCAAAACTAATTCAAAACGATGAGGGGTTGGCGGTTGAGATTTCAAATTCAAAATCAAGTAAATCTTTATATGAAAGATTGGAAATACCAAAAGTAGACAAATATAATGTACACTGGAAAGAGAGAGGTTCTTGTACTTATGAAAGATTTTTTAAAGATACTTGGGATTCATACGATAAAGATTGGGTTGAATACGCAATTGATAAGGCACATAATGATGGAAATTATGAAAAATGGAGTGCAGAATACGATACAGATTATGAGAATTTTGAATCTTATGATGATGTTTTCACAAGTGTTGAAAAAATTGTAGAAACAAAACAATCAGGAATTGATAAACTTGTAATTGAAAATACAAGTTATGCGATTGATTCACTTGATAGAAAATCTTTAATTATTCTTAAAAGTATAATTGATAAGAAGTTAGGACTTTAACTTCTTTTTTTGGTCTGCAAGGTCTCCTAAAGTCATCTTTTTCTGATTCCAAGGATTAAAACTTCTCTTCCACTTATATTCCACGTTTATAGGTCCATAAGGGTTCTTATTTAAGTCGTATTTCCAAATTGAAGTACATTCGTCATCTTCATAGATGCGTTCAAATTTGGTGGGTTTCTCTACTTTTGGGTTGATTGATACTGCCATATTAAATACATTTTTTAACTAGTGATGAAATTGGTTTTGGTGGTACCTTTTTATCGTGAAAATAATAAAACTCTCCTTCAGATGGAAATACTGAAATACCTTTATAAGGTATTGATTTTAACGCATCATTCTGATTTGATTTAACTTGTATTGAAAACCAAATATTTCTACATTTCATCGCACCATCAAATCCTGCTCTATCTACAAAATTACCACCGCCTGAAAAAATCCTTAAATTTTCTTCACTCACACCTAATTGTCTTAACTGATTAAAAAATTTATTTTCAACTTCTTGTCCTCCACCCCAAGTTTTTGAAAAAATAGTTTGTTTATAATTTTCTCTATCAATCAATATCGCTCTTAATAAATCGTGAGCAGCCATTGAGTCCGAACCACCACTATAATATTCTTCTAAAAAATCATCAACATTTATTTCTGTATTAGAATCAATTCTATTGTTAATTAAATTAATCCACAGAATAATATTATTATCAAACATATTAACAATACTCCATTCGTCGTCTTTTTCGTGAAATAAAACAATAAATTTTGAATTTGGATTAACTAATTGTAATTCTAAAAAATCTAAATTTTCTTTTAAATCATTTCTTTTTGAATTTGATAATTCTAAATTATCAAAAACAAAATTAATATCCTCTATATTTTTTTTAATAAACTCAGCACTAGGAACTTTTAATTGTAAACCATGCTTTTCTAACCAATAATTTATTTTTCTATTAGTATTAGGTTCAATATAATTTTTAATATCACTAAAAATTTTCACACCCGAACCTTTAATTTTATCTTTCTGAGAATCAGTTAAAGAGTTATAGGTTAATTTCTTTAAATTTGGTTTTTTTTCAGTATTATTATCTTCCATAATAGTTCTTTTCACCAAAGATACTAACTCAGATTCACTTAACCTAATAATTTTTTTCATATTTCTATAAATACTATGTAAAAATAAAAAACCCCACTCTTTTGAAGTGGGGTTTAATGTTTTTACTCAGCTGGAGGAGGTGGAGGTGTGTCATCAGGGTTTGTTGGTTTTTTTCCCCATATTTTATCAACAGAGGATAAACCCAAACATCCGAAAGCCAACATAGCCACAGCATCCACAATAGCGGTTGATGGTGCGATGTGTTCCTCTGTGAAACTATTTTGATACAACGTAGCACAAAGTGTGATTGTACAAAGAAGTCCACAAAGACGTTTCATCGAAACAACCCCATGCTCATCTGAGAATAAACTTCTGATAGAATTAAAAAGTCCTTTCATAATATTGGTAATTTACTTACCAATAAATAGTTTCTAAAAGTAAATAGTTTATAATATTTTGTGGTAGGACCAAGAATCGAACTTGGGGCACACGACATCTCTGCACGCTGCTCTAACCCACTGAGCTATCACTACCAATTGTTTTAATTTAACAGGTTCCCGTCAATATATTTTTTGATTGTTCTTCTTAAAGTACTCTTATCAATATCATTCCATTTACCATCCTCTAAATTAAAAATTTTATTAACCATAAGTTTTTTATTTCCGGTTAATATTTTTCTTTTATCATCAATTGTGATGAAATGAATTACCCTATCCAATATTTTTTGAGAATCAACAGGATAAGCCCGTATAAGATGTCTTAAGAACTCATCTGAAGTATTATCTTGATATTTTGATAAAATTTGTTTTTTTTCTTCTTCGCTAATGAACATAATGATAAATATAATATTTATTTTAAAAATAATCAAATGGCAAAAGGTTCTAATGACTCAAGAAAAGTTACCTTCGGTAAAAGAAAAAAAGGTACTGCTAAAAAATCTTTTAACAAACATAATAAAAGACCGAAAAAATACGTGGGGCAAGGTAGATAATATTTAATTCTATCTTATATTTTTATTATGGACCCGAAAAAAAGACTTTTTCGACTAATAGAGGTATATCTTAACGAATACAGAAAAAATGAAGTGGAAGAGATATATGGAAAGGGTACCAAAATTAAAATCCACACAATAAATCATAGTATTACAACAAACTCACTTCTAATTGAGGCGGTTATTTATCTTGGAGATATAATAACTGAAGAAGTTATGGATAGGGAACTTGCAGATATCATAATACAAGAAGCTCTTGATTATTTTTATCCTGAATGTTCTATTAAAACTATGGTACGGTGGGATGCTTAATCTTTTAACTTATGTAATTCCGAATTTTCTTTTTGTAAAAATTCAACTTTAACTGCTAACGCCGCAACTTGTTCCGTCAATCTTAAAATAGTAGTACGCATTTCATCTTTTTCTTTACTACTTTCAATCAACAAAGCTTCCAATTTAGCAATTCTTTCTCTGCATTCATCACGAAGATATCCTTCATCTTTTTCTTTTCTTTGAGCTCTTCTTTCATAAAATCTCCAAGCGGAGGACGAACCCAATACTGTTACAGCTGTTACAATTGCGGTCCAAATAGTTTCTTGATTCATAGGCAGTTTTTCTAAAATAATAAATATATTAAAATTATTAAAAATTAATCTCCTTTAATAATTGATAAAGAATGTTTTAAAAATTCTTTTGCTCTTGGGTCGATATGATGAAAAGACATTATTTTTTCAATATCACTAACCAATTCTTCTCCGTGTTCATCTTCTTTATATAATTCAATTATTTTATCCATCGCTCTATTACATTCTTTACTTTGTTCTTCAAAATAATTGTATGGTTTATAAGCCTTCAAAGTATTCATAACATTATTAGCCAAATGAACTCCACCATCATTAACTTTTTCTAAAGTATGGTATGACCTAAGAGTTTCTAACGCATCGGTTAAACCTCTAACACCATTTTTTCTTAATTTAATTCCATCAACATAGTCCTCATATTCATCTTCCCCCATAACCTCATCTAATGACTTGGTGTTTCCTTTATGGCAAAACCTTCTTTCTTCGGAGGTTTTTTGTTCAAAGAAATAATTCTTTCTTATTTCTTTTCTTTCTTCTTCTGTGAGTGTAAATCTTTTATTCATACTTTATAAATATTTATATTTATGAAAAAGTTATTTTTATTTAAATTATTGTTGTTAATTTCAATTACAACATTTTCTCAAGATACTGTGAGAATTAAACATATTAATTATACTACAGTATTTTCAAAATCAAAGAGATATCCTGTATTAGTTGAGTGGTGGTTAACCAAATCTATGGTTACTTGTCCAACACCTTTAAAAAGGAAAGATAATTTCAAACCAGACCCCCAATTACCTAAAGAAACTGATATTGCCGCTGATTATGTTGGTAGTGGTACGGATAGGGGACATATGTGTCCTGCGGCCGATAATTTATGCCAAACACAAGAAGTTCAAGATGAATGTTTTTATTTTTCTAATATGGTTCCCCAACCACATACACTTAACGCAGGTTCGTGGAAAACTTTGGAAACTAAAACTAGAGAAACTGCACTTGAAAATGATAGTGTTCACATATGGTGTGGAGCTGTAGGAGTAATTAAAACATTTGGTGTTAATAATGTTGCGGTTCCATTAAAATGTTGGAAAGTAATATACATTAAAAAAACAAAACAATTTAAAACTTATATTTTTCCAAATACATCCGAAAAATTTGAATTGGATAAATTAGAAGTTAAAAAAGAAGATATAGAAAAATTAACAGGGTTTAAGTTTTATTAAAAATAATTGTTTATATTCCGGGGATTAGATATATTTATAATATATGAGAGGAATTTATAAAATAACTAATCCGTCAGGTAAAATCTACATAGGGCAAAGCGGGGATATTGATAAAAGAATTAAAAGATATCAAAAACTACAATGCAAAGGACAAAGAATATTGTATAATTCATTAAAAAAATACGGTTGGGAAAATCATATTTTTGAGATAATAGAAATTATAGATAATAATGATAGTTTAATAGAACGAGAAACTTTTTGGAAAATTCATTATAAAGTATTAGAGATACCATCTTTATGTTGTAAAATTGACGGCAGAGAAGGTAAAATGTCGAAAGATAGTTGTATTCTATTATCAGAATCAATAAAAAAATATTGGAATAATTTAAATAAAGAAGAGTATCAAGAAAGAATTAAAAGAAATAAACCTACAAACGAAACTATTAAAAAAATTTCCGAATCTCAAAAAGGAAAAAAATTATCCGACGAACATATAAAAAAATTAAAATTATCTCAAAATAATCCGGAGACCGTAAAAAAAAGAAAAGAAAGTTTAAAAAAATATTGGAGTAATATGACGGAAGAAAAAAGGGAGAGTTTAAGATTACTTAACATTCAAACGCAAAATAGACCGGACGTAAAAGAAAAATTATCAACTAATAATCCATCAAGAAAATTTGAAGTTAGAGAAAAACAAAGTAAATCAGCCTTGAATAAACAAAAATTAAAATGTCCACATTGCGGGAAGATTATGGATTCCAGTAATGCGAAAAAATATCATTTTGATAAATGTAAATTTAATTAACGATATAACTTTTCAGTTTCGTTATAAATCATTTTCATTCTTCTTTCAATCTCAACAATTTTTCTTTCGTCGCTTTCCGAGATATTAACACTTTGTGCTCTTATCAATCTAACTTCTTCTTGAAGTCTTTGATATTGATGAAGTAAATTGTTGTAGGCAGTTGCTTTTTGTTCGGTTGTTAAATTTTGCATAATTAATTATAATTTACCTTATTAAAGAGTAAACTATGATTGGTATTTTATACTTGAGAAAGTTTTATTTAAATCATCTAAATTTCTATATATTCTACCTTTTAATGTCGTATCAACTTCTTTACCTGATTGTAACATATTAAGTAGTTCTTTTAACTTGTCTATAATCTCTTCTACAGACTGTTCGGCGTCCTTATTTCCGTCGTTTGAAGAAAAGTTAGGTAATTGGGTGTATTTATCCAAATCCATCGCAGTTTCAATTAATTTGACTAATTCGGATTCTTTTATTAATATTGTTCGTGGCATCTTTTATAAATATGATAATTAAATTCTTTCTACTACTCGAAAGAAAAAAGGACTTATTAAAGTCCTTATTTTACCTTACAGGTACTCTTGTATTTATTTATTTTTTACTTCTTTTTTATTTTATTTTGAAGTTTTTATCTTAATTAATTCTGGGTTTTTAGTTGCAAAATATCTTTTCACTTCTTCGTGGTCAAGTATTTTTGTTTTTGGTGATAATCTTCTTGGTTTTTTATGAACATTATTAAATACTGCACCAACATAAACATAATTAGGTAATACATTAACCCAAATATTTAAAGATTCAAGATATAAAAAATTATCAGAAAAAAGTACATCAACGTCATCTATTACCGCCAAATACATTTGTTTACCTAACCCAGTTCCTTTAGCCTCTTTATCTAATCCTGAAGTTGAAACTGCCCAAGAATTTTTAGGAAATTTAATATCACCAAAATATTCTGAAGTTTCTTTAACCGCAATTGAACCTATTGACTGTTCAAGTTCTGGGTCAAAAAAGAAGTATTGCTTGCCGCCCCATCTTGGTTGTTCAATAAAACAATCTAATCCCCTCAATCTTTTAATTCTCAAAAATTTCTTTGCAAGATAATACGCAAGATTTGATAAAACATCTTTTGTTTTTAATTCTGATGGGATATCATTATAATCACCTTCAATATTATCAGGAAATAGTTTGGTATATTTTTTGGCGTCAGAACCCTTAAATTTAGTCAGACTATATCCAAGTTCATTTTTAATGTAATCTTTAACTGCATTTTTTATATTCTTTTCATTAACTCTTTCTTTAACAATATTAAAAATATCAACATAACTATCGGTAATATCCCAAGTTCCTTCTTGTACTCTAATTTCAGATATAAGTTTGTATTGTTCTTCTGTAACAATATATTTCATAATATATAAATATTGTGATATTTATTAATAAATAAAAATTATGAGTAAAATAGTAAGATTAACTGAATCTGAATTAGTTAGATTGGTTAAAAGAATGATTAAAGAAAGTGAAGAAGGTTTTGAAGTGATTGATGATGATTTTGAAGATATTCCTAATAAATCAACAGAATTCCCTGATAATGAGGATGATGATATTGTAGATTATGGCTTTGATATTGAGGATAAATTTAGCGATGATGATGATTTTCAAAATAAAATGAAGTTTAAATCACATATGAGTAAACATAGGCCAAGTAGTATTGGAATTGGTGATAGTAAAAGATGGGATAAAGATAGTGAGAAAGAGTGGAGCCCCATCAAAGATGATGATTTACCATTAGATAAGTTTTTGAAATCAAAATATAATAAGAGATAAAAAACAAATCCCACTTTTAAGGTGGGATTTTTTATTAAACTAATGTATTTGTAATTCTTTCTATTTTTGAAGCTCCTTGTGAAACTAAACTATTTCCACTATTTTTTCTAATATCAATAGCAGCTTTTAATAATTCTTCAGGGTCTGTAACACCATATTCAACTTTTTTATTTATTTGTGATGCAAATTTCTTGAACCATCCTGGTCCATTCCAAGTAGCATAAATAAAATTAAATAATAATCCGGGATTACCATTAACAATTTCCCTTGATTCGGGTGTTAAATATAAATTAGAATTTTTATCAAATTGTGGTTTAATTATTTGAGGGACAATATCCTTTAATTTTGATTCAAGTGGTCCTCCCATATAATTCCATTTCCAAGTAGACCTAGCATTTGCATCATCTATTATTCCCCAAAACTTTTCACCAGCAGGAGTTGTATTTATATCTCCACCCGCCTTCCTATCAATACCAAACATAGTTTCACCTGAATTACCATATCTACTATCTTTAACTCTACCATCTTTTAACATATCAGGGTGGTAGTACCCTCCTTCAAGATTATCTATTACTTTTTTAACCATTTCATCAAAATCTGAACTTACATTACTTGAACCTGATGATTTAGTAGAAATATTATTTTTTTTAGTTTTGTCGCTATCTACCATAGTTGGGTTAATCACACCACCTAATAAATCATTCATTAAATCAGCAAGTTGTTGTTCAGAAATTAATATGTTTTTCTTTCTCATATTATGGGTTTGGATGTATTTTTTTATAATCTTCAATATGCTCTTTATATATTCTATCAACATTACTTTTTAATGTTGAATCATTAATATATTTACCGCCTAACCAGGTTAATTTTTGGGCAGTTAATACTCCTTCTCCAAACTGTTTAACCTGTACATTAAGTTTTGATAATCTTTTATACAATTTCTTATATCCATTTTGGTCTAACCAAGTTGGGAATGATGATGATGGACTATTAGCCGCAAATAAGTCAAATAACTTTTTACCTAACAATCTTTTCTCCTCTTTATTTGGGTCGTCTGAAATTGTTAATAATTCTTGTTGTGTAGGCTCTAACGAAGAATCGTCCATCTCACTTTCACCTTCAAGGATAACTTTTCTTTCCAATCTTAAATTGGCTTCTTGGATGTGTCTTATTTTACTATAACTTCTGTTCATATATGTTTTTATTATAAATAGTTTAATTAATCAAAAAAAGGGATAAGAGTAGCGAATTCTTATCCCAAAGTTTGCGGAACATAACTGCTCCGGCCCTAAGTGGGGTTCTTACCCCTACATTATTAGTTTGAACCTGTACTACCTCTACCTACCTTACCTTCCATCTTCTCGTAGAATCCTTCTTTACTACCTCTCCAATCCCAAGGTAATCCGTGTTTGGCGTTGTATTCTATCTGTTCGTTAGATACACCTTTAAGTTTTTGCATTAGTTTTTTAACTAACGACATTTTTTCTTTTTCTTCCTCTTGAATAATTCTTTTTGTTATTCTCTCTAAATCAGATTCTGTAAGTTTTACTATTTTTTTCATATGTTTTTGTTTTAAAAATCTATTCCTTCAACGTGAACAGGTAATCCAATATTTGGTTCCCAATTTTCTTTTATGTATTCCATAACTTTCATTAAAGAATCACCGGTGTTTCCTTCATTCATTCCTTCAACAAGTAATTCATCTTTTTCTTGTGATGTTGTTAATCTTAATTTATTTCCCGCATCAAAATATTCAAAACCATATCCATCTTCGTCAATTATATTACTTACTTGAAATATTTGAAATACGGTGTCTCCGTCTTTTTCATCTCCAAGTATCATAATGTCTTTATAATCAATAAATCCACTACTTATTAATCTGGACATCACCTCACTTGAAAAAATTATTTTTTCAGCATCATCAAGTTCTACTTCATCTTCTTCAGGTTCAATTTTCTCATCAGGATTTTGTAAAATATGTAATTCTTCGGGTGTTAATGAATCTTTACCCAACTCATTCATCTTATCAAGTATTCTATCAATCTCATCTTGATTAACTAATCTTCTATACTGCTCTTCCGTTATAATAATTTTCATAATTACTTTTCCTTTAATTTATTAAGAATAATTGAATTTTCAGTTACTCTTTTAATTGTTTTTTGTGTTGAGCGTCTGCTCTTTAATTTGTGTAGTTTTTTAACTCTTTTTGCCATAGTAATATTTTATAATAAATACTACGGAATATAAACTCTAATATTTTTATAACCTTGAGATGCCAAATAATCTTTCGCAAGATTTTTAATTGTGTATTCACTTCTTCGACTAACCCAATCTTTCTTTAATATAATTTTAATTTCCATTTCATATTTTGAAGTTAAATCAAATCTAATTGAGTGAATACTATCTCCATCACCTGTTGATTTCATATATTTTTTTAAGTCTTTAAGAAACTTTTCGGCAAATTCTTTTTTGTTTATATATGGGGAGGAAATGAACCATCTATCTATTCCAAGCGCATCTGAAAGTCTATCAAATTTATTGTCTGTGTCTTTTATGTAAGAATATTCACCTTTTGCGTATCTCTCGGCGTCCATATTCATAGTTAAAGTTAAATTATACCAATTATTATCATTTGGGTCATCATCCAAGATTATTTTTTCGTCATATCTATCAAGTTTTAATTCATCATTAGGAAACTCTCGTCTAAGTTCCCTCATAAAGATTTTAGCATTTCTTGGGAGCTCTGATTCATTTTGGTAAATTCTATGTTCTACCGTATCATTATGTGTATGAAAAATATTTGGCATAATCAATAAATATTACGGAACGTGAATAGTAACCTTGTTATATCCAAGTGAATCAAGATAGTATCTTGCAGCATCCCTAACGTTACTATACCTACTCCAAAAATCTCTTTTAAGCACAAATACAAGTTCCAAATCGTGAGTATTATTTACATTAAATTTAATTGCATGAATATAATCACCAACATCAGTTGATTTCATAAATTTTTTTAGTTCTTTAAGAAATTTATCTGCGAATTCTTTTTTATTTACAATTTTGGTAAAGGCAGTCCAACTTTTAATACCTAATGCATCTGCGAGGTAGTCAAATTTATCATTTATATCACGACGGTTGCCAGGCACTTCCCCTTTTGCATAATCTTCAGCATCCACAAAATAGTTTAAATCCAAGTCATCATTATTATCATCAGGGTCATAATCTTTATCACCAGGATTTAACAAACTTTTACTTACTGTATACTCATCAAATTTTAGATTATCACCTAATTTACTTCTCAATTCTTTAATAAAAATTTTGATGTTTCTAGGTAATTCACTTTCATCATTATACATAGTGATTTGAGCTGTTTCATTATAGTTATTATAAACTTTTGGCATAATTATAAGTATTTTTTAAAGCGTAATATATTCAATACTTAAATTAAACTTTTCTCCCGTATGGTCCAAAATTTCTTTTATATAATCTTGAATATCTTGTTCTTGTTGGTACTCGGTCCCATCAACATAAATTACCACATTAAAAATTCCCTCCTTCATCCTGTAATTTTCGCTCACATCTTCAACCTCAACGCTTTCAATTTCAGGAAATTTTTTTGGTAAAAAAGTTGATAATAATTTCTTAAACATTTTATATTTTTGTTCTGTAGTCATTACATTATATTGTGAATCTTTTTAACTTCGGGGTATCTTTTATTTATATATCTTGCCATAGATTGGTGATATTCTTTTTGGGTTATATCAAGAATTAAAGCTCCGTCACTTAATATTGGCCCGTCTGAAAACCATAAACTATCATCGTTAGACGGATGTCCCACAAGCATATCTTCCGCAGAAAAAATACCATTCCATTTTTGGCCACCTTCAAATTTTATATTATGACGATAAATTGAATCTTTAAATTTCCCATCAAAATAACGAAACATTATTTTATCAATCATCTCATTAGTTAATTCATTTGCCATAATAATAAATATAATAAACCCCAATTAAGAACTAATGGGGTCAGGAATAAATTTCAATAAATCATTAACCTTTTTCATATCATATTTATCGGCAAACCATTCTCTAACATATTTCATAGCATCATCATCACAAACGGAAAAGAATCGGCAAATCATATTACATAATTCAAGCCCACGAAATATTGAAATGGAATCATTTTTGCAAACCTTAAATGATAATATCAAAATACCTTTATTGGAATAAAGATTATATGTGTCCTTATTTATTTTCCAAGTTTGTCCATAAAGTTCATAAACAGGGGTGAAAATATATTTAACATTAATCCCATCACCAACATAACCATCAAGAAATTTGTTTATAACCTTTTTTAAATGTTGTTCCATAATATATCTTTTTTACAAAGATAATGAAACATAATTAAACCACCAAAAAAAGGGGCGGGGGATTAAACCGACCGAAGGGAGGGGACGGAGTCCGTCGGTTTACGAATACACACAAAAAAACCTCACTCTTATTAGGAATGGGGATATATACTATTTTGACGATAACCTTTTTTCAATCCATTTAACAAACACATCAATAGGAACCCTATGTCCCATATTAGGTTCAATATGTTTATCATAATTATTGTCCCCAACATTTGACTCAATCCAATCCATAGTTAACTGCGGAGGAAGAAGTTCATCAATCTCACCCATAACAATTTCAATATTAGGATTATACTTTCCACTTGTATCAAATGATATTCCAAATCTATCCATAGGTATATTTGGGTCCAATACAGGATTAAATAACAATCCATCAATACCCAATTTCTTACATAAACAATATGCCAAAAACCCACCCATAGATGAACCAATAATTAACTTCACATTTCTTTTGGATATCTCATCCACCATCCAATCAAATATTTCATTAGAATCCTCATTACGATAATTAAGATGGGGAGCAAATACATCATACCCAAGAGAATATAAGAAATTTATTTTAACCCCAATAGGGACAGCATCCAATCCGTGCAAATATACAATAGTCTCATCCTGTGATTCCTTTATAACCCTCCTAACAATTTTACCCAAATCAGATTCAGTTAATTTAATAATTTTCATAACAATAAATATAATAAAAAATACAGATAATCAATCACCACCATAATCATCTTCAGAGCCGGCTTCCAAATAATAAAACCTAACCCTACCATTAAGTCCAATGGCGTCCCTTATATCAAGAACGGAATCTTCAAACTTTTTCCAATCATCAAAATCTCCCCAATCATTAATTTTAAAAAAAACATTATACGTCATATTTTTTTCCTTATCAATATAATGACTATTCATATCCCTTTCTGAACTTACCTCAATTTCCACAATAAATGGATATTGTTTTTTCATTACACGGGAAATCATATGGTTAAATAATTCTTTATCTTTCATAATATATAAATATAATAAAAAACCCCCACTATTAAAGATGGGGGTTATATAAGTTTAAAAAAGATTAGTCTTGCAAAAACATTCCATAAGGGTCATCAAGTGACGCTTCAATCGCGGATTCTATTTCATCTTTTTCTTCATCAGATAATGAATCATTATCTGCAGCCTCCATTGAAATATTAATTAAATCATTATAAGTTTGTTTGAGGGTTTCCAAATGACGACCGAGTTCACTTCTATATTCATCAAAAGATTTTTCTTTTTCAGGGCGGTTGGTTACATTCCATTTAGGTGAAAATTCCTCATCTTCCTTAATTACCTTTTTAACCAATCTATTTAAATCTGCTTCCGTTAATTTTGTTATTCTTGCCATAATATTATTTTTAATTATAAATATCCACACATAATAAAAAACCTACGTTGAATAAGGGGGGAATTTTTTAATAAACTTATCAATAAGAATATCTTTAATCTTATCCTCAAATTCACCTGGAGGTAATTTATCAAATCTTTTCTTTGGACCCAAATGAATACTAATCCAATTATTGTCGGGTCCTTTAACCTTTGCAATTATGTTCTCCCTTGAATCAACCGTATATGTATACTTTGGATTCTCAAGATAATTAATTTTATTTAACTTATCTTTTATTTCCTCATACCTATTAATTACAGATTCATTCTCACGTTTTAATTTATCCAACTCATTTTGAAGTTCTATTGTGATTTGAATAAATTGAGATTCCGTTATAATAATTTTCATAATAATAAATACCTTATATAAATAAAAAACCCATTACATCTCAATCATATTAACGCCAAGCATCTCACATATATTCTTTATGTGCTCAATCTTCTTTTCGGTGGAACTATATGTGGATACATAAAAACCCTCACATATATTAACAACACAGTTTCTTTCAATATGCGATTCACTAAATGATTCAGAATCCTTTGATATATAATAAGCGGGGAGACATAACTGAAAAAACTCATAACTATGAATCTTTGATATATCCTTTAAGAAATTAATATAGTTATCAACAAACTTATTACTGTCATATATTTTCCCAATAGCTCCAAAATGAAATATTGTCTTATTCTTCTTTTTGAAATTTTCATTATATAACTTATTAACTAACTCTTCAACCTGTTCAGGACATCTATCCATTAAAATCTCTAACTTATTCATATTGTTTAATTTTTCATAAACATAATAAAATAAAAAAACCTAGTCAATAATGCTAGGTTTATTTCTTTTAAAGTAACTGATATCACTTACAATTATTATCGTAATATGATTCTATCTTTTTAGAATATAGTAAATCAAAAAATTTTTCGAATTTTTTAGTATCTTCACTAAACTCATCAACACCAAAATAAAAATGGATATTATCAAAATCATTTCTTTCAATTGATACCAATATAAAGTCCTTAACCCACTGAACATATTCCTTTTTTGTCCCTCCCTTACAATACGATTTTAAAGATTCTTTCATCTTATAATCAATTAAAGAATCATATTTTCTAAGTCTCCTTAAAAAAAATAATTTATTATCGCTCTCATTTATAACTCTTTTAATAATCCTATTCAAATCAGATTCCGTTAATCTTATAATCTTTTTCATATTCCATAAATACCAAAAAAATCCAGAAAATTTTTTTTTAATATGCCGCCCCTTTTTATAAACACCCCGTCGTGTTTTAGAAAAACAAAATCTAAAACACCCCCATTTTTCCCAAAAATTTTTTTTCATATATAGGGTACTAATTTAGAGAAGGGGGTCGTGTTCTAGGAAATAAAAAACCCCTCTTATTAGGAGAGGGGATTAATTTTATTATTACATACAATTATTTCTTTGGACTTGTATCTTGAAGTTGTTCTAATGTTGGTAATGTAACACCCGTTATCTTTTGGGTCGCCAATTCATCCTGAACCAATTTAATTACTTGAGAATATAATTGATTAACATCTTTTCCCTCAGCACCTTTACTTGTTATGATTTGACTTGTTTCTTTATTTATGACTTTTATATCCACCCTACAACTTCCAAAAAAACAAAACTTTGTTCCCGCAGCCATATATAATGAATTTGGTGTCGTACCCGTTGTTTGTTGTTCATATAAACTCTTTATATGTTTTTTTTCTTCTTCTGTAATTATAAATTTTCCCATAATATATTTGTTTACATATAAATACCCCATTTTTCCCAAAAATTTTTTTTGATTAACATAGGGGATTGTCCCCCCTAAACCTGTCATTTTGTCCTATATAAGGGGGGATACGGGGGGAGGGGGGTAGTTATCCCCATCCAGGGGGGACTTATCCACGGGGGTATGTGGATAACTTTTTATTATCCCCCTCCCTATATAAGTTATCCACAGTATGACACCTTGTCTGTTAATAACTTTATTTCCATATGTCTTGACTATATCATATCTTTGTACCCAATAAAATAAATCATATGACGGACGAACAAGTTATCAAGTTTAATAAGTATGTTGCAAAGCAGACCAAGAAGGTTATGGTGGATAGGGTAATAGAAGTTACAACATATAGAATGCAGATAAAGGTTAAGGTATCATCTGTTATTGCTCCCAAAGGTAAGTGGGGTGATTTCAGATTTAATGTTAAGGTGGTGGAGAGTAAGGTTAAAGCATCTGTATGGAATCAGGATAGTACAAGAGCAAGAGATGAGCATGGGGACCTTCTATTTGAATATGTTCCCCGCCGCATAAATAGAAGTGATGTAAATAACACCAATAATAATATCAGAAGGGAAGTTGGATATAAGTGTAGGGAGATGTTATCTTTTTTTGGTATTGATGGATGGAGAGTTAAGGTTGAGAAGGTAACCCACTCTTAAGTGTATCCTTATCAATATAGAAATTTGATATATCAAATACTCTATCATTTGCTAATCTTAATTCTTTGGGGATTGCAGTGGACCGAGCTACACTATGTAGTATCTTTAGTATATCATCAATAAGTGGTTTGAAATAAGCAATTCTTTCGTGTATGTTAGCACCATTAAAAAATGCTGCAAAACTTGATGCTCCCCATATATTTTGTTCAGAGTGGTTTAAATAATACTTCTTATAAAAATTATCAAGCTCATACTTTGGCATAATCTCCATTAACTTGAATATGTCTATGTATATATCTAAAAATATTAGGGAGCTATATTTCTCCACATCATCGGGGACCACCAATCTAACAATAAATGGATAATTTTTTTTTAATATCTTTTTAACGGCCTTAAAGGGGAGACTACTTTCTACTTCCTGTTTATTCATACATATAAATATATTATATATAATAAAAATAGATTTTGCTGTCTCAATTAATTGTCGTACCTTTGTATTATGAAAATAACAACAAAGACATATAATCTATCCCCCCGTGAGCATAAGCGTATCGTGGGGGAAACCATTAAGTGGTGTCAGCAGTTCTTTGGTATAAACCATAGAAGAAAGAATGAGTTCACTTATTATGTGGGTCCCCAACCCAAACGCTTACTTAAAAAATATGGTAAGTACTTCGGGTGTTATGACTGCGTTAAAAATAAGTTGAATATATTTCCCGAGAACAATAAGAATATTAAAGACCTGATTAAAACCACCATCCACGAATATACCCATTATACCCAACCCATTCGTTCCAAGTATTACAAACTTAATGAACAGTATGGTTATCTAAACAACCCCTTTGAAGTGGTTGCTCGTACAAATGAAAAGTTATATAAAGTATGTTGGAAGTCTATTAAAGGTTCTCTATGAGGACCTGACAGTGTGAAATGATTTGCTTGGGGGTGATATTGTCACCCCCATATTCGTATAGTCCCTCTACTTTAGCATCCACACATCCCCATTTAGTGGGGAGAATAGGTTTCTTATTCCATATGTGTTTGGGTTTCTCAAAATATAATAGTCCTAATGTTACCCCACTTATTCCCACCTCCACACATATACGGTCCTCCGTTAGTCTTTGAATGTCGTATGTCAATTTGTCCATAGTGTTAAATATAGGTTAAGAACATATAAAAATAAAGTTATCCACACCCACTTATCCACACTGACATATTGTCTATGTGGATAACTTTTTGTTAAAAAATTTGAAAATGTCATATTGTCAGTTTGGTGTTGGAGTGGGGACAATCCCCTTCCCCCATATTAGGGGTTACAGGTTCTACCATTTCCTCCCACTTTTTACCACCATTATTAGGCTGGTTATAGGTAGAACCCCACTTTTTCCCTTCTGACGCTATCAGGAAGACCACTTTTTTACTATATACATTTTCCAGCTAAAAATAGAAGACTTAAATTAAATGCGGGTGGGTGAACGTAGTGAACCTTTAATAGTATATCTTCAACGAAAATTTGTTTTATGTCCCCATTTATTCCAACGAAAAAGTGTATATTACACCACATAAAACGAACGATAATATTCCCCATTAGTAAACATATTATATTGTGGGATTTTGTGGGAGATTATTACCATATGATAATGGGGGACTAACGTCCCCAAACATATATGGTTTAGTTCTCCCATACTATGTAAGATATTATATAAAATATCGGATAAATTCCGATAGGTGTCTTTAAATTTTACAACTATCATATTATACCCACATAAGATATGTTATAATATATGGGGGGTAAATTGTCGCGGCAGTGTCGCGAGAATTTAATGAGGGGAAATTATACTTCTCCGAATAGAATGAGGGGAATTATACTTCTCCGAATAGAATGAGGGGAAGAAAGAATTAACTTATGAATGAGGACAACCCCATCCGCAGGAATGGGGGATTTGTTGTCCGAGTGAATAAGTTAATTGTTTATTCCATAGTATTTTTTTATCTTTATGTATTATGGAAATTAGAATAAGAAGAAGATTAAATGATGTGGATGATTTTGTTATTTTTATGATTACAGTAGTTTATCCTGCCGTCAGTCCGGTAAGTAAAACCCCCATAAATTATGGTGATTGGAATAATTATAGACAATCTGTTCTTAATTCTATTTTACGTCACGCATTAATGAGTTTCATAACTAAAGATTTCTTAAAAGAATGGGATAGTAAAGTTGAATTCGAATTGAAACAATATGTTCTATCCAAATATACTGATAAGTTATATGAGGAGTATAAGAAAACCGCCCACTATATTAAAAATGAATTATCATCAGTATAATATTTATCTATTATGAATAATTACATTAGAGCACTCAGAAGACTTTGGGCAATTGATAATTTAGTTAAATATAGATTGGAGGATTATGATAAAATATATATGGAGTATGGATTATGTGATGAGGATAAAAATTATTTTTATGCTGTTGTTAGTGGATGGGTTATAGAACAAATGTATTATAATTACTTCGGAGATATTGATGATAGCTCTGATGAGTGGACGGAAATATTTGATGTTATGGAGAAGTATATTAATTCAGTACACAAGAAAACTATTATGGACTTCTTTACTGATAGATGTAATAAGTAGTTATTTCTTCTTCTTTACACAATTTGGATATCTCTTCCCAAACATAGTTTTCATTCCTTTTTGAGTATATCCCTTCCAACACTTTTCTGTTAGTTCCGCCTCTTTCATTTCTTCTTTATCTGAACCCAATTCTTTATACATAGTATGATTCATTTTATTTTTATTGTCCTTTTCACTTATAAATCCTAACGTTTTATAGAAATCTATCGCTCTATGATTATCATTCATTACTGATAATTTTATCAAATTCATATGTAATTTATTTTTAACATGATTAAAAATATTTTTCATTAAAATTTTACCATATCCCATTTTTAAAAACTTTTCGTAAGTAATCATACCATGTAAACCAACATAATTATCTAATATAGTAAAATAACAAGAACTAACCAATTCGTTATCAACCAAAAGTTTAAATTGATTATCATCAATTATGAATTCTGTGTTAGATATGTTTTCATTCAAAAATTGTATCCAATTCTTTACTCTGTCTATTTGTTCTCTCATTTCTTCTTTATCGGATTTTAATTTTTCTATAATATAATCACTATAATATTTCTTTAGATATATCTTCGCCAATTCATAATACTCTTCCCCACCCAAATCCAAATTATTTTCATTAAAAAATAATATAACCGCCGAATTACATATTGCATCTATAACAAAATCCTTTGATTTATCAATACCATTTGCATTTACTGCCGCTAAAATTATCTTCATAGAACCTTTAATTGAATCCTTAATTTGGGAATCTCTTCTTCTCATAAACATATTAAACTTTCTATGCATATCTTCGTGCTCTTCTCTTAATACTTTTCTTATTGTTTCTTGTAAGTTCATAGTGTTATCTATTATATGGTCTAAATCTCATAGGATTAACGTTTATTGCTGTTTTGGAGAATCTTGTTCCAACTCCCTGTCTTCTTGCATTTTTCAAGGTTCTTGCATATTCATTTTGTTCTTCTTTGTGAGGGTTTTCTAATTCGTTAATAGATTTAACAAGTTTACGACATTTATCGGAGACTCCACCTTTTTCGTGGTCTGTTATTGATATTGTAACCTTATTATAATTTATTGTGATGTCGGGATGATGGTTTTGTTTTTCAGCTATCTTTGCAACCTTATTAACAAAATCAATTGAGTCATTAAAATCTTTGAATTTAAAAGTTCTTTCCAATTTTTCTTTGGAATCTCCCCAATCTTTGGATTTATTTACATCCATTTCAATTAATACTCTTCTTATTGTTTCTTGTAAGTTCATTATGCGGGTTTTATATTTTCAGGGTTAAATACAACATATTGTTTTGATGTTACGGCATATTCATCACCCGTATCATTCCAAGTATCTTCACCTATTATTATTCCGTCGTGTCCATCTGCCGCCAACATATCCATAAGTTGTTCTCTTCCTTGACTAACCGCATCATCCAAATAACCACGCCAAAAATTATCATAATACTTTGGGTTCTGTAAGTTAATATGATATGGTTTTCCTTCCCTCTTTTCATTTCTAACTGAATATGAGAAGTCCTCCACACCTTTTTTTGTTTCTGCAAACCATATTCCTCCACCTCTTGGGTCAAGTTTCATTTCTCCTGCTCTCCAGACAATTTCCTTAACTTTGCTATTGGAAAAATCACCCGTATTCTCGGGATTATATTCTTTCCCCCTGTATGGATTTTGTTCTTTTCTTTTTTGGTCAGCCCTGTCCACTAAATTTTGGAGAAAGGACTGCTCATTTAGTCCCATCACCTCCTTAATTCTATTTATATTCTCTTGTAAGTTCATAATGATATAAATATCTCGTATATTTATAATGATATGAAATACATTATAACGGAAACACAAGCAGAAAAAATTAAAATTCTTCGTAGGATTTATAGTGAGGATTGGAATTGGATAAGTCAAATAGTTGATGATTTGGTTAATATGTTTAACCCCTGCAATTATGAAAGCGAAGAAGATTATTTGGATTCAGTATCAAGAACTACTGCAAATACTTATCTAGTTAGCTATCTTGGTTCTGAGGAAGGTTCAGATACTTTTTTGAGTCTTTCTGATTATATTAAATTGTTAATTAAACAAAGAATGGGTGATGATATAATGGAGTATTATGGAGACTTAATAAACGATTGCGAAAATTAATATGAAATACATTATAACGGAAACACAGGCTGAAAGGATTAAACTTCTTCGTAGGATTAATGGCGAGGATTGGGATTGGATAAGTGAAATAGTTGAGGAAGGAATTGATTTATATAACCCCTGCCATTATGAAAGCAAAGAAGATTATATGGATTCTGTTGCAAGAAGTTGTGCTAATGCTTATCTATTAAACTATTTTGATTTTGGGAAACGTTCAGATACATTTTTCCAACTTTATAATTATATGATTGCATTAATTAAAAAAAGAATGGGTGATGATATAATTAACCATTATGAAGATTTAATAAACGATTGCGAAGATTAATATGAAATACATTATAACGGAAACACAAGCAGAAAGATTGCAAGTTATGAGAAGAATAAAAGAATTAAGGGAGTATATCAAATCTTCGGATGCTTATAACTATATTTGTGATTATAGCTCATTTGATGATTTCTTATATGACGGATTATATTTGGGTATGCAGGAGGATGGAGAACTTGATTGGGTAACATCAAATAATATTGATTATGTGTTTGATGTTATTAACACGATGTTCTATAAGGAATTAAAAAATTTTTATAAAAATAGATGCGATTAATATGAAATACGTTGTAGACAATTTTAGTGATGATGAATTAATGAGAATTATTCGTAAATTTATCATCCATATATACGGGAAACAATTAACTATGAAAGAAAATAGTAGTGGGTATATTAATTTCTATTCTTCGGGACCCGTGCCACCATATCACAGAAACTGGTCAGGTAGATTGTGGATTGATGATGATAGATTATATAATATAATAGAAACTTTCTTTTCAATAAGTGGACATCAGGCACTTGCCTTAATTGGTTTTTATTTCTCAAATTTTTATGGTATTAAAGTAACGGACGCAAGAATTCAATCTCACATATTTTTTGATACACGAATTGATTATTCACAATTTGATGATGAGAACTATCAAGTTGAAGATGATGATGATGATGATGAGGATATTATAACTGAATCGCAGTTTGATAGATATAAGAAATTAGTTAGAAAATATGTTATATCTATGAAATATCCTGGTGTTTGTAAGATTGAGGTGATGGATGATGAAGATGAAGATAAGATGTATGTTCACGTTTTCTTTTCCGCCGAGTGGTATGCAGAAACCGCTAATACTGGAGGTGAGATGAGTATTGTAAAAAAAGTTGTGGGAACAATTGTGGAAATAAAACAAGAATTGGAAGAAATGTTTTCCCCTATGAAATTTTATGTGGGACATAGCATTAGAGCAAATAAAAATTGTTAATATGAAATACATTATAACTGAAACACAAAGAGATAGATTAATGGTAAGAAGAAGATTACCTGAACTTAAAGATTTGATTAAAAACTTATTCCCTTTTTATTATCCTTGCGATTATGATTCTTTATCAGAATATATGATGGCAATGAAAGTTGAAATGTTTGAAACACTAACCCTTGATTGGTTTGAAGGTGTTGATGAAGATGTAATTTGGGATATGGTTACAGATATATATAGTGATTATATGGCCGATAACTATATCTCCAATTGTGGAGAAAACCAAAAATAATAACTATGAAATACATCATAACTGAAACGCAACTACATTATTTAAGAAGATTATCTATTATTGATAAGTTAATTAAAAGTTCTCTTGAGATGTTTGATAGATGGCACTTTTCTAATATTGATGTTGATTATATGATTAAATATCTTGTACCAGATGTTGCCGAATTATATTTTTTTAGATTTGCCGACGACATTTATATTGATGGTGAGGATTATGGTAAATTAACAGATTTTCTTGAAGTATATTTGGAAAAAAATTGGAGGGATAAACTTGAGAGCATAATAAAAAGTCATAAAGGAAAATGAAATACATTATAACAGAAGAACAACATTTAAGATTATATAAAATAATGAAAAATCTTATGCTTGAAAGGCTTCCCCAACTTGAATTTCCTCTTGAAAAAAGTATGATTCAAATTCACAAAAAAACAACATCATATAAAGATGCTGATGGTGAGCCTTGGTTTAAAGAATTTGATGATAGAGATAGATTTGAAGATTCCAAATGGGAAGTTAATCAAGGATTAGAATTTCTTTTTGATGTATTTGGTGAAGATTTATTTATGGATTTTGTTAAACATTATTTTAACATAAACATTAGAGAGAAAGGTAATAAAAAATGGGAT